TTTTAAAGCTTTCATAACGTTATGTTTTAATTATTAATCTTATCCCAGAGAGAGCCCTCAACTTGAGGTTCCTCTAAGGATTTTTTATTCTTATTTTTATATAAATACTTATTATACCTTTCTACTGCTTTATCAGTATATAATTGAGCAATATCGGGTAGACCATTACACCATGCTAAGGATTCAAACTGAGCATCTATGAAATCCTTATAATCCCAACCTTCTTCCTCTAGGAATGCTGCTACATAAGCGAAGTGAACATACTTCTCGGGATTCTTTTCATAGGATTCATATATACCAGTTGCCTTAGCAATCTTACTTACAAAGTAATCATGTACCTTAGCAGTGAGTTCTAAATCTGCTGACTGTAATTTAATCTCAGCTTCTGTCTGATTAGTAATGTTATCCTGCATAGATATCAACCTTTGCATAACATTACGATAATCAGTCATCCTCTTTAAACCAGTCTCAATGTATTTAATAAATCCTTCTCGGGTATCAAATTTAAAATCCTCACAGAAGGTATTACATATCTCAGCAAGCTTTTTACATAAAGCCCATTCCCTTGTATTACTTTCGTTTATTTTACGAACTCCTCTATGCTTAAGCTTTATACGAGTAGCATATAATATATCGGCAACAAGGGAAGCATTACCCTTAGATGCTAGTAATATATTAGTTACTTTCTTAGTTGTCCCTTTATTAGAAACAACCACTGCTCTAGTATTTATTGCCTCTTTTCGTGCAATAACAAAAAAAGCCTCAACTGGGAAGTTATCTACCTCTAAGGTATTTAATATTTCCTCAAATTGAGACTTAGTAATGTGAATACTGGGTTCTCTCATTTTACTCTATTACAAACTAAAACACCATTAATATTTTAAGTTATATAATATAATAGGTAATCCTTACTCCAAAGAGTTTCGGATTTGAATTAAATCTTGATAACTTTGATACCTTGTTTGATATACCAACCTAAGAGTTTCCTTTCTCCCTAAATCGTTTACATCTTTTCCTTCTGGTAAAAACACCACCTTGACCTTTTTATAGGCAACAAGTTTGAGCGCAAGATTGATTGCGTATTTCTTGGCGTCTGGGTCCAGCAATATAATAAATCTTTCGCATGAGGATTTAAGTAATTCATTGACTTGATATCCAGATATAGCTTTACCCATTGTGGCAATTCCTCTATCTCCAATAGTAAGGGCATTGAGTGCACCTTCACAGATGTATACCGACCTATACATCTCCAACGCATCATAATTAAATATGATAAATTCTTTGCCAACTCCTGTGATATCTTTGTTAGGGTTGTTATACCGAGGACCTTGCCCGATAACATTTCTCGCGTTATAATATCTAAGTTGTCCTCTGTAATAAAAGGGTATAATGAGGTACCCAAAGTAAGCCCCCTTTGTCGCATAGCCAATTCCATGCTTAGACAACTCAGAGATGACAAAGCCACGGCTCTTGACATATCCTCTAATGCTTTTTGCAACTTGTGACTGGCCAAGGTTAAGGATTCTGAATCCTTCGGGTAGATACAAAGGCTTAGCTTCTGCAAGTTCAACCTTTTCTTCGTGAAATTCAAGTTCATCAAATTTTCCACTATTTAAGAAATTAATTAGTTCATGGTATGTATCGAATCCTTCTATATCCATAACCAATTGAGAAGGATTCGGATGTTCATTACATCTAAAGCAATTGGTTCTATACATTGATAAGTTAACTCCCATCTTTAATTCCCTATGACAGTATGGGCATACTGGGAGTTTCATCCAGCCTCTTCGATATTCAAAAGCACCTAACCTCTTGATAAAATAGGTTTTAAGTCTAGACTTAAACCGATTTGTTATTTTCATGGTTTCTAATTGCTTTACGAATTACCTTTCGGATTCTTTTCAAATCCTCAACGTCTAAGTTACTGATAGAAGTTGTTTGCCAACCATTATGAGATATTTCTAAAGCTAATCCATCAGTCCATCTGTCTTTTACTACTTCTACATTTTTAGTTCTCATTCCTCTTTTTCTTTTTACCACAGATTCTACAATAGGTTCTCGTACAATACTTATTATAATACTGAGCCCTCTTTCTACCTCCTTTGTGTGAAAATATAGCTCTTCGAGGTTTCTGTCGGGTTTCCCACCAATGCTCGGTTACCCAATCATGAATACCGAGTTTGCATTTATATATCTCCAGTTGTCCTTTCCCTTTTCTTGGAATCAGCATCAGGATTACCTTTCTTAAAAGATTCTTCAAGTTTCTTACCATATACTTCATCATAATTCTTTCTTTGTTCTTTAGTAAACTCTGTACATCTTTGCCTTTCTACATCACATTTGAATAAAGCCCTACCCGAAGGAAGACCATCTCTTTGTACTACAATCTCTGAACGAAGGATATTATCTTTCTCTTCTTGCTCTGTACTGTTAAGACCCATAATGAATTGAGCATTACGTACAATGGCAATAGAACCAGATATATCGTTCTCATCATATTTAGTTGCTTGGTGTTTCTTACCTTCACGAGTAATATGATGAGCAGTCCATACAACATCTAAATGCAAATCCTCAGCAAGATTCTGTAAGTCAATATATACATTTGAGATTCTATCAAAATCCTCTTTATCCTTTGCAATAGAAGCAAGCTTCCCTGCATAGTCAACCATCAATACCTTAATATCAATCCCTTGGCTCCTAAGAGTAAGTATCTTCTCCCTTATATAATTGCAGTCAGTAATTAATGCAGGTACTCTTTCAACGATTAATTCAACTCCAAACCTTGCAAGTTTTCTTAAATGCTTAGCCTCGAGTTTATCATAATCTCCAGTATATAATTCCTTCTTAGTTTTATTGATACTGGATTGAATGAAACGGTCCATGATTTGTTCTTGACCATTTTCTGTATCCACATAATAAACTGACTTCTTCATTCTAAGGTAACCTCTTGCAAGGTTAACCATGAAGAATGTTTTCTTTGCTTTAGGTTTATCCAAGATTACATTGATTGATGCACCTGGGAATCCTCCCGCATTGGTTAAATCGTTTAGTTGCCTAAATGGGCATGGTACTACTGAGGGTTCTGCCTGCCTTTTAAATTGACGTTCAGTAACATCTCGAATCATGAATAAAGGTTCATCCTCCTGTTTAGGTCTACTTCTTTGTAAAACCTTCTCTACCTTTCTAGAATATTCTTCGTACTGTTCAAAGTTATCTAAGTCGAATGAATCATTTAAGTTCTTCATTTCAACATAAGTAGAGAACTGATAGATTTTCTCTTTAATATATTCTGAATCAGATAATTGAATTGAATAAAGATTTTTGATAACCTTCTCGATGTTTGGGATATCATCCTTAGTAACCAGGTCAACATAGTTTTTAGATTCTAGCATTTCTCTGAGTACTTGTTTAAGGACATTCTGTGAGGGTATCTTTCTTTGCTTCTTGAAGTATTTAAGTATACCCTCACAAATTAAGGAATGTTCGATAAGTACTAAGTAGCTTGGTTTTATTCTGCTTAGTACTAAACCTCCTTCCTTATCTTGAATAATGAACCTGAGAATCTCTAACTGAAAGTCAGGTGCAAAACTAAATTTAATTTTATTCTTTTTCATACATTATTATATTGCAATATTATATACTAATAGATTTTGATAGTCCTCATGTAGTTCTGAACTCATGTCCACAATATCTAGTCTTCTTATCCTCAGCCGTTCGGTGAAATTTTTTGATATTCTTATATTATATAAAATATATTTATTATATTTGCATAACGAAATACTTAAAGAATATGAGGAAATGTAATGGAAACAATGGTTCAGAGCTTCATAGATTAAAACCCATGCGGGATTATGATGAAGCAATGTTTAATCGGTTATACAAAGTTTGTAAGCCAGTTATTCGGAACCTTACCAAACAGATTGATTACAAAAGGTTTAACCTTACGCCAGATATAATATCTTCTTATTTCTGGGATAAAATGTTATTTGTTTTTAATAAGTACTACGGTACTTGTAGTGAAGAACATCTTAAAGCAAGAATCCTTTCTTCTCTTGCTACATTTAAGAATAAGCTTCTTCGATTTGCCTATGGAGAGATTGCAGAATACAATCAGAACCTATTTAAACTTGAAGACTTATTTGATAATGATAAAGAGTTAGAAGATGACGATGAAGAGGTTAAGGCTAAGGAAGAAATGCTTGAATTATTATATAAGTATATGAAAGAGAAATTATCTCCAGATGCTTATATGGTATTTGAAGTATTACTTACTCCACCTCCTTATATTAAAGAACGAATTAAAGATGGAGAAAGAATCACCAATATAATGCTGGTTGAGTTCTTTGATATGCCTAGAACTAAGAAGTCGGTTAAATACATAGGAGAACTCAAACAAGATATCTTATATTGGGAAGAGAAAGCTAAAGAAGAACTTCACTACTAAACACAAAAGAAAAGGGGCGTTTCCCAACGTCCCTCTCCTATAATCCATAAATTAAAAGTTCTTTGTCAACAATATAAGTAGTTAAGACATAATATTATAGTTTTATAATGTATGCCAGTACGTAGTAAGGTGGCCTATTTTCGTGAGGTTGACCTTCACCTGCAGCCCTGGTATCATGGTCCCATAGGCATACATAAGAATTATCTCTATCAGTTTTATTACTACCAGAAAGGTTATTACCAATCCATTGAGTACCATTAGCTCCCACCAAATCTGAATGAGCCTCGATAAAGTAAGCATCTGCGAAATTGTGAACGTGAGATGGAATCTCTTGAGTTGAAAGAGTTACTTTTTCTTGGCCACCCGTATTACCAATCAAATTGTAATCCTCATTACCCGATGACCAGCCAACAATAAACTTACCCGATAAGTCTGGTGTCTGTAAGTCTTCTACAATCTGACCATTACATAAAGCCCAACCTTCTGGTACAGAAACTCCATTCCACATGGCAATTAGTCCTCTTGGTATATTAGCTCCTGCCATACCACCAAGCTTTTCATCAATGTAAGTCTTGATATTAAAGTTTGGGAATCCTTGCAATAGTCGTAAGAGAGTTTCTATATTGGCTTGTTGCATTCCATGGATAGCAGTATTATATTCTACTGGTTGGGGAAACTTTCCTGCATAAGGAACAATAGAATATTTCTCTACTGAGTTATCCATTGAATTAGTACCTTGCCCATATATACCAATTAATACCATTGAGGATTTGTCTACCAAACCTTGAGATACTGAAGCCATAGCTCTATTCACTAGAGACTCATATGATAATTCATTATCTTCTAATACATTTGTTTTTGACAGGTTTCTAGAATCCTTGGGTGTTGGGTATAATGGGTCTACTGATTTCTTGTACAGAGAATAGAACGAATTGGATTCATTCCAGAAAGCTCTGAACTGTACTGGGTTCTGTACAGGCTCTTCCAAAGGTGTATGGTAAGCAAATACAATCACATCCTCATTAGAACCCTTTGAGCCTTCAATATTAGGTATACTAATATTAGCACTATCAGAAATATAGATTGTACCATCCCTTGCTATACAACCAAAATTTGTATCTGGTCCTTCACCAGAATCTGCAGCTTTAGTCATATACCTTGAAAGGATTCTATCCTTTATTGCTTGATATGCAGGAGAAGTAGGTTCCCCATTAGGCAAGAGAGTGATTGCATTATTTACAATCGTTGCAGAACCAAATCCACAAAATGGGCCAATGCCTACTGGTGCAGCTATAGCTTCAGCTGCATCCTTAGACTTTATTATACCTTCATAATCAAAATACGTTTTCATAATGTATCTTCGTTATTGTTATTACTCTTATATTCTTTCGATTGGTTTTTCATATCTTGGAAAGCCTCTCCTACAGCCTTGAACTTGAAGGTTATCAATTTCCAAAAGATAGACCAGATACTGTACTTCTTTTCTACACCATGTAAAGTACAGATATGATTATAAATACTATCTATTTCAAAACAGTAACATAATACCATTACCGTTATAGATACTGTTATTGGATTTAATCCGTAAGGTTCTCCGATGGCTTTACCTATTACGGCACCCAGTAAGATGTAACACAGGTAATCAATGATTTTATTAAGAGTTTTTCTCCCGGCTCTAGATTTTCTTATTTCAATCTTCTTTGCCTTACTTGCAGATATGCCAAACCAGAAGTCTGCAAGGATTAGTACAAAGGCTAATAAAATCATCCACCTTAAATCAAAGATAATGGCATAACATTCAGAAGTAAATCCAATGATACCAGTTTTAAATAGTGTGTTAAAAGAGCTGCTTTCCATTTTGTTTATTCTATTTTAAGTGACCATTCTGTTCCTTCCGGAACTGATATATTAATACCTTGTTCCGAAATATCATTGGATTCCCAAGTAAGTTCTGTCTTATCAACTACATCCAACAGGTTTACAGTGAATACTGCTTTAACTGCAGGATTAGCTTTCACATAGAAAGTATGTTTACCTGGTAAATTAGTAAAGAATTGATAAGGGCTTGGATGAACCACATCCGGAGCTGTCTCATATACAATATCTGAAACTTCTCCAGTATCTGAAGTACAGGTTACGATAGTAGATACTTCTTGTACATCTTTGCTTAGTTCTGCACTTACTGGATTACAAGTTAAAATATACTTAGGTATAACCTCCTTAATCGTAAGGCTTACTACTGAACCTTGATAATAAAACTCATGATTACCTACTTTATCGAAAGTGATAAGAGTGTTCGAATTGTATTTCTCAGATGAACCCTCTAAGTCAATCCCAGTTATCATATTACCACCATCTCCCCAACGTAGGTAGAATTGGCAATTCTTGGATTTGGTTAATTGATAGCCTGCCTTGATATACTTTCCTGCATCTGCTTCAGCTTCAGAGTAAGGTTCTAATTCATACCAATTCTCATCCTCTTCATTCAAAGGTTCTAACCACAAGTAGGATTGAGGAGTAGGTATATGAGCAAGTACTTCTACTTCTACAGACTTACTAGCATCACCCACCGATTCAAATTTATAACTTCCAGCTTCATTAAATTGGTATTCTGTACTTCTACCATAGTAGAAATCAGGACCAACTACATAGCGATTAGTTAATTCTAAAGTACCAAGTTTTACCCAAGTACCTTGGGTATTCTTTTTGTAAATGGTCACCTCGGTATCAAAATAACTACCTAAGTTTGCACTTTCGAAAGTAGAATAATAAATACCTGATGTAACCCAAAGATTAACTGATGCAGAACCTTGAGTATTTAGGTTTAATCGTTTGTTTGATACGCCTATATCGTAGTTAATCGTATAACCTAATCTGTAAGCTACTACTGTACCATAATTACTAGCATTACCTGAGTCATCTTTAGTACATCTAAATTGGAATATACCAGTAGTAATTGGTGCCCATCTTTGACCATTACGAACTAAAATACCGGGGTCTGAAATACATACGGCAATAAGTTGACTTGTATCTTCGTTAGGATCTGAAGAACGAATAGTTATCAAAGACTTTTCACCGTTGGTAAGATTTATATTCCGAGGTTCACAGAATACATTATAGTTAGTAGCAATTGCCGTTACCTTTAGAGTAACCTTCTTTGCAGGAAAGTCTGCAATAACCCATTCGTAAGTACCTGCAGAAGTTATTTCCCAAACAGAACCAGAATCTTTAGTTTCATGGGTATTAAGTAACTGTACGGATACAGGTTTAATATTTCCCTGATAATTCATATTTGCAGTTACCCTTACTTTGATTACTAGATTAGTACCTGTAATTACTAAATTATCTGGGTCTGTTCCTCCTTCTACCAAGTCGGCATATATGTGATAAGATTTAGTGTAATATTCTAAACCTATATCTACATAGGTAGTTACTGAAGTATCTCCTACACTTCGAAAGTAATATCTTTGGTCACCCTTTCTTGCATAGAAAATAGAACCGCTTTCATATTTCTTTGAGCTCCACTTATTCTCAGAGGGGTCATATCCAGTTACCTGATATCTTAAATCGGCATCATCGTAATCAGAAGTAACGGTTACTCTAATGGGTACTTCTGTTATATGTCCTGTTACAATCTTTGCAGGACTGATAAGAGGTTCAGCTACAATTTTATAATTGTAAGCCAAATCAAATCCATAAGCAATCTTCCCAGATACATTGTATGGTAAGAATCTATCGAATAACTTATCAATTGATTGTTTGAAAGCTTTGAACTCTGGAGTGGGGGAAGTAAACCCATGACCGCTTATAGAAATACCTACCTCTATACATTGAGCACAACCATAAATCTTATCATAGTTGTATTTGTCGTACTGAGAATAATCGGTATCATATAAGGGGTCTACCTTTTCCCATTTATCCATCTCTCCATCGGTTGGGTCTGTAATGGTACAAGTTAACCCATACATATTGAAAAGAATTTCGAAGAACTTCCTTGAGCCACGAATCTTAAGTAATGAGATTGAATACTTTAAGATAGTTCGAATCTGTTCATCACTTAAGTTGGGAACTCCTTTATGTTCTCCGGTTCTAGCAAATGGCAATGCTCCCAAGAACTCCCAGAGGTAGTTTAAATACCTCTGCTGAGTTTTATCGATATCGATTATATCTAGAATATTATCAATATCTTTAGTTATATCTTCTTGGAAATAGTTACCACAAATTTCTAGAAATCTTTCTAATATGCCCTTACCGTCGACTTTATAAGTATCTTGCTCTTTAAATTCGAAAGGTAAGAAATCAATTAGGTTTTTAAGATTTATCATACTATTTCGTTTACTTTAAGTGTTAACTGACTTGAGTCTTCGAATACTGGGATATTATAACCAGGGTCTGTGTAATCCTTGTTTGGTTCTGCAATGGTTATAGTATATCTAAACCCAGATTGATAACCATTGTCCTGGATATCAAGGGCAAAGATAAACCCATTTATAGTATCCCTGATTTGTGTAGTCTTACCTACTTGACCCTCATAAGAAAAACCTCCTTTAACTGAACGTACTGTAAATTGAGTACCTGAAGAGAAAGAGATAAAATAAGACATACTACCATTAGCTTCATCCAATTGGAATTGACCAAGGATTAATTCTTTGTTACCATATACTGTAGTAGACCAGGGTTTAGTATAAAACTTCTTCAAGTGTAAATAATCTACCGATTCAAGATTATCTATAAGTGCATAGATATCAGAGATTCTTACGCTGCCACCAATGTCTGAGTTCTCCGGAGAATAAGCATTAAATAATGCACTAAGAATCTGTGATTGTATTTCCGACGTTTTATAAGATTTCTTCCCAGTAACCTCTACATCCAGGATAATGTTTACCTTACCTGCAGACTTAACTGTTAACCAAGTAGTAAGAGGTGAGTTCTGATGTAATACATCATATACCTTTTGAATAAGATTAGAGTCAGCAGTAGCACCATTATCTGGAGATATATAAACAATTAATTTTCTACCACATTCATATTCTGCCTTTGCCTTACTAACTCCATCAACTAGTTTAGCTAAGTCTATGAAATCTTGTTTGGTAATAGCAACTCCCATAGTCTTTACACTCAAGGGTATATGTTCCTTGAGCATATTGAAATTTTCGTATGATGAACCTCCACCTGCAGCATAAGTATTAGATACTGTAGCATCAGTAACTGATGAAGATATAACTGTTGGTACAGAAGTAATCATACCAGATTTTACATTACCATTGATACCCGTAGTAAGGTAGAACTTAACCTCAGATATCTTGGCATTAGCTGCAGGCTTCTGTCCATATTTACCATCACCAAATAAGATATATGGATTTAAAGCTTCATCCATAGTAACCATGAAATGTTTATCGGTGGGTTTTGAATAAGCAAAGGTATTTACCAATACCCAAGATTCTCCACCAATCTTCATACTCATAGTTCCATGTTCGTAGTACTTACCATTAGGTAATGTACCCAGGGTAATAGTTACCCTTTCATCTGAAGGTATAACCATTCCATTTATCTGGCTTTCTGTATATAATTCATGTTGTACAACTGGAACTTTACAAGTAGTTACATTAGCATACCAAGTTACATCCCTAGAAGATAACCATTTGTTACCATTAGAATCTGTAAATAAAGTTCCAGAAGGTATAGTTAATTTAGCACCAATAGAATCTCCAGATACATCCCTGGATACTACCAAATCTACTGATGCTGCAATAGCACCTCTTGCATGATAATCTACCAAAGCTCCATGCCTAACTACTGAACTGTATTTACGAGCAGTAGGTAAGAAGGATTCCCTTGCCATATTATCAATGTAGTAGTGAAGAACTTCGGCAATTGCCGCAAACAATGAAAGGATAATGATTAATATATTTCCTTCCGAGTAATCAGTTACGAGTACATTGCCCTCTTTGTCTTTGATATTCGTAAGTGATTCTATCAGCTTGGCCTTAATCTGTTGGTAAGACCTCTGATAAGGGTTGAGCCATTTATTAGTGATTCCCATATTAATAAGAGTTTAATGAATTTTCATTTTTATCATAGGTCAGGTACAGGTACTGACTAGTAGAAGTTTCATTAACTACATAATGAACTTCTATGTTTATTTTAGCACCTTGTCTAGAAACGGTGATACCCTTAAAGGTAATCCTTTGTTCCCATGCACCAATTGAGCTTTTAATAAACTCTTTAATAATAAAACTTAGGGCTTGTGTATTTGGCTCTTCTATACATTCCCATAGGCGATTCCCAAAGTTTTCCTGTCGAAATCGTTGTCCTATTAAATAATACATTATAGAACTTATATTATTTCTTACCAAAGCCATATCACCATTAACAGGATACCAACCTGTTTCACCCTTTTCGTTTCTTGTAAGTTGAATAGGGAATATCATACCCTTTCCAACAATGTTAGTAAGATAGTTATCCATTAGTGTATACATTTAATGTCCTCATAATCTTCTTGTTTGAAAGTAGAGAACGGTTGACTTGCTTGAGTTACGGTAGGACCTGAAGAACCAGGTCCAGTAGTTACACCCGAGTGTACGTGAGAATTGAATAAAGTTCTTAGAGTTTCCAGTTCTTTAATGGTATTATTGAGTTTCTCGGTTAGTTCTTTGATATTAACTACTCCTTGATTCTCTCCCTTATTTAAGATTACTGTATCACCAGAACCTACACTTACATCTCCTTGTGCTTGAATAGAAATGTTTCCCTTAGCAGCAAGGCCTACATCTCCATTTATATAAACAGTTAGCTTTCCATTATCATCATCAAGTACCATTACATTTCCTTCTGGAGTTATAATACCCATTTTATTAGGACCATCCAAAAGGTCTGGTATTTGTTGTAGTCCCCAACCATGATATTCCCATAGGGGTTTAGTTGGGTCTCCAAATTCAAAAGTAACAAATACTATATCTCCAACTTTAGGAGCTAAGTACTTGAACCCATTATTGATAGAACCATGTTGGCCCTTAGGAAAAGCCCATGTAATGATTCCACCCATAACTTCAGGACAGCATACTTTAATACGGTTCATATGTTTCTCCGTATCATTATTATCTACCACTATGCCACGGTAGATAGAGTAGTATCTACCTAAACCTTCGATACCCTCTTCTGTTAGTAATCTAGCTGTTGAGTACATTATTTCTTGTTGGATTTATATCGTTCATAAGCTTTCATTGCCCAATTAAACTCATCGAAGTTATACCTTTCTTTCATAGAAGGAGTAACCTTCGATTGGTCTGCCTTTATTACATTAGTTTTACCATAGAGTGCAGTACCGTTGGAAGTTACTACTGTGCCTTCTGTACGAACGGTACCTGCAGCAAGAGCTTTTGGGTCTTTAGCATTTATATCGTCATAATAGAACTTATTCTGTAAGAACTCTCCTGCACCTTTCTTATCAATAATTCTACCCTTATCATCCATAAACCTTTCTACAAAGTATACTACTTCATTATAGGTAAAATCATGTACAATATCAGAAGCATTAGCAGTATTCTTTTTGTTCTTACCAAAATCAGTTTTAGCAGAATCCTTAGCATCATTACTTACAATATCCTGAGTACTAAGTTGAGTCATAGATGTAGTTTGTCCATCTCTTGCATTGTTCTTAATCAAATCAAGAGTACAAAGATAACCTTGACCAGCATCCATTGAATGTTGTACAGATTTAATATACCAAAAACCTGACCACCTTTTTCCAACGTTATCCAGGTAAATTACCTGAGAAGATTGTAATGAGGGTCTACCTACTACAGTCATTTGGCATACTAGTTTTCTTTCGGATATCTTAAGACCACCGTTAGCATTAGCATTCATTGCCCAAGTAACTTTATCTGCTCCACCATATCTACCAAAAAGATTATGATACAATTTATAAATAGGTACTAAGTATGGTACCTTCTTCATTCTTCGTATCTTAACCCTAGCTTTAACTTTTCGAGTCATTGTAGGAGTAGTAACTCCATCACCAGAGTACTTTAACTCATATGTATCAGGGTACACCATAATACATGGGTCTTTTTCCATTGCAGATATACCTCTTTGAGATTGCTCATTAGCTGAAGCAATCTTATATTTATTGCCCTGAGTATCTCTAAGGTCAATCATATGGAGAGGTGTCATACCTTCCGGGTCATATTCTCTTGGGTCTACCCATTCTTCTGCAAGGTATTCCATTTTGTATTCTCCAGTAAATAAGTATCTTTCGTTTTCTAGTAATTGCCTAAGATTACTTTCTAACTCTTTACCGTTCTTTGAGTTCTTTAAGATTTCCTGGATAACCATTTTCTTATCGTTCGGTAGATTATTTACAGCAGTATTAATTGCCTCACGATATTGCTCAGTACTTAAATTATCCAATGCTTCTTGTTTACCTGCATTGTATGCAACGTAAGGTTTCTGAGAACCGTACTCTTTTATTGCAGAACTAGATTTTTTTACTTTAGCTTCATACTGTTTATGACTAGCTATTATTTCTGGAGATACAGTAATGGGATGAGGATGTCCCAACCCAAAATTCTGTCCAGTTTTATAATCCCATGAAGGTACTACTTCGGTATTATCTTGGGGAGATTTAATAGGTTTGAATAAAGATATTTCTTCTTTCTCTCTTTCAGGTTCTGTAGTATCCGTAGAACCTACAACTAAACCCTTATCTTCGGGGTCTAGGGTTTGAGTTAATTGAGCTTTTACCCTTTTAGTTATCTTTTGCATAGTGAAAGATACTCTAAGTACCTCACCATTTTCTTGTTGGTATATGTAAGTATATTCTGGTTCTTGAGTAAACTTACGATTGTGTATGTATATTACACCATCGCGAGAATCAATATACCAAGGACCATTTGCATACCCTTTCATCTTTTGTTCTAATTGAACCAAGATGTTATTACCTATTAATCCTAAGTCACTATCTATCAGAGACTTTAAATCACTTGGCATAGCTACTTGAGCTACTCCACTAAACCTGTTAGCGTAAAGTATCTTTCCAGTAGTATTTCGACTTTGTTCTGTCGGGACCTGTAGTGACTCGTAAACTTTATTACTTATTACTTGTTTAGCCATTACTGAAATATTTCTATGATTACGCCTATGTCATTGTTACAGCCATTATCCAAAAAGTTGGATAAGCTGTATTCCGATAAATCTGAATGAGTGTAAGGTGGTTGGAATCTTAAATCCCCAACTGTATCTATACACTTAATTGTCACATGAGTACCAGTGGAATCGAATACACAATCCAAATCTCTAACCTTAATACTGCGTACTGGGCTAGAGATAAATTGACCATCGGGGTATATGTATCCCCACTGAAGATAAATAATCGAGCTTTCCTGAAGGTCCTCGATATCTACTGTATCTGGGTCTCCAGTATCAAATGTAAGGGTAGCTAAGTTCTCCTTCTCCTCATCATACTTGTAGCTCCAATTACTTATATAAGCGCCAAGAGGTATGCCAGTAATGGGATTCATTATAGGCATACCTCCAGAATTGAACAGAGCCATGTAAGGTGTTGCTGTTCCATTATAAAGTATTGGTTGGTTAGGTTTTCTAGTTGCCGCCATACATAGGTATTCTTAAAATTTGATAAGGTTCTAATTCTTGAAAAGGGTTCAAGATATTATTAGCTTCAGCAATCAGGTACCACTTACCAGAATCACCATAATAACGATGAGCAATACTCTGTAGGGTTTCTCCATCTAATACAGTATGTTGTTTATCGTTATCTGTATAAGGAACATTAGGAGGAGTTACCTCTAAAGAATAATCTCCTTCATCATACTTAAGAGCAATAGCTCCATCATAAGGACTTGCTCCTGTCATGTATTGATTTAAGTCTATCATATCTGTATCCCTTTCGTATTCTTTAAGTCTTCTTCAGTTACAATATCCTGATAAGATAAGTTATAAGCACTTACTCTTTTGAAGATTAATTCCTGAGTTGCAGCTGCAGGCAATAACTTTAAATCCTCAATTGTACATGACTTACCTGCTACTCGAGTCCTTGAAGCATTTCTGAAATTATTCAGGGTATAGGTTGCAGATGTAAGAATGTACTGATGATTATCGAATATACCAGAACTACCCCACTCGATTTTTAAAATCGGAGGGCTTGCTTGATAAGAGTTTGCCTTAGTCCACATTTCCAATAATCGGCATTTAGTAATTACCTCTTTTGGATTATCTGGGTCATTACAGAACCAAGATACATTGAATTGAATTATATCTTCACTACCAGTATAATGGTACATGGGAGTATTACGTCCCATTGATTTAATCGTTGCCCAAGTAGTTTCTCCTCGGAAATCAATTGAAGGTGGTCTGTTCTGAAGAGTGATATATTGATAGGGGCTAGCTGTAAGATTATAAATCACTACCTGATTCATGTTTCTTACTTCTGGCATTACCAAGAAGAGTTCTTTATTCTTCGTAACATTCTGGCCTTTAGCCGGGTCCATTTCTTCGTATCCAAATGGAACTCCACCTTCTATTTGATGTTTTAATTCCATTCGATATTGAGCCTGAATCCTTTGATTTAACTTAGGATTCTTTGAATTAGCTCTGGGTCCGAATGGGTTATTTGGGTCATATACTTTACCCTTATCTGCAGTATCTTTAGGCAAGGTTGAAGTTGCCCTATTGAGATAGATTCTGGCCCTCCAAAGTTTATTTAAAGGGCCAGTAAGAACTCCTGCAGAATCTCTGGTAAGGTCATTGTATTTTTCAACAACCCCACCTGCTATCCGATTTAATATTCTTGCCATGATTGTTTAGTTTAATCCCAATGATATACCAGTAAAATCTTGTTGACCACCAGGAGCAAAGTCTCCAGCTTCATTTCCATCTACTGATATATTAATTCTTGAATCCTTAAATCCATCTCTGATTGCACTCCTAACGGCATCAACAAAAGCTTGTTGATTTCTATCCTGAATGGAAGCTTTAGTTTCTTCAGAGGTTAAAGCCGCAGTATTCTTATCCACAGAATTTGTAAGACCACCGATTACTTCGATTAATGCAGGAATAGCTATAGAAGCTAGTAGTCCCCAAGGCCCACCTAAGAATCCTAAAAGTCTACCACCAAGTAATCTAGCACCAAATCCCATAGCACCTTTCTTAGCAATCTGTTGGCCTGCAGTTTTAGTTACAGTAGAACCTACTGCTGCTCCAACCCCTGCTCCTGCAAGAGTACTCATTGAAGTAAATCTTCCTCTTGCATCTCTTGCTACTACAGTACCTTTTCGGGTTTTACCTATGGTACCTCCCATTGGTAATGCAAAGAATTTACCTGGAGCCATTTGCATAGCAGTCATTCTCATCATCATTGCTGAGATATTTCTCATGTGACCTTCAAGGATTGAAGCTTGAACATTAGTTCTTACCATACCCTCTGCCATACCATTAGTTTCTGAAGTAGCTAAAGCCTGGAAGGTACTAATCATCTTGATAGTACCCTGAATAAACTTAAATCCCTGATATAGAGTACCTACTACTGCACCAGTTGCAACTACCTTTACCAAGAATTTACCTGCCCAAGTTTCTTGCATACTGTTAATAATCTTTAGGATACCAGAACCTAATTTAAGTACTGGGCTAAAAACTTGGGCAAGTGTAGAACCTGCAGTTACAATAAAGTTCTCCCAGTTTGATTTAAACTGTTCGATAATACCTGCAGGAGTTTGTAATCTTTCTTGAGTTAAATTTTCTACTGTACCACTTGCACCTGCAACCTTATCCATAAGTTCAGTAAGCTTATTAGCTCCAGTCCAGTAATCCTGAAGTAAAGCTGAGGCAGCTCTTGTACCACGAACTCCAAAGATATTAAACAGAGCAGAGGAGATATCTATTCCTCGTTTACCTCTAAGTTTATCTCCCAATATAGATATAATCTTATCTAATCTCAAAAGATTACCCGAGGCATCTACTAGAGTTTTTGGGTCAATGCCTAAAGATTTTAGCATCTCACCACCTCCCTTTTTCTGCCCGGTTACGGAAAGTGTTAAATAGCGCATCATGTTTGCTAATGCAGTACCAGCTGATGAAGCTTGGATACCTTGATTACCAAGTACTCCAATGGCTGCAGCTGCATCACCCATACTGATTTTGGCATTTCTAAATTCTGCTCCTGAATATTGGAAAGATTGGGCAAGGTCTGTTAGAGAAATATTTGCAGAGGTTACTGCAGTTGCCAATTGGTCTACTACCTGAGTAGCATTCTGTGAAGGTATATTAAAGGTCTGCATGATGTTAGTCATCAAGTCAGCAACTCCACCTTTCTGACCAAGAGGCATACTGAAGATAGAAGCTAGCTTAGCTGCAGGGCCAATCATTCTTTCGATTTGCTCTACATTGTTACCAGCCATTGCCAAGTACCTTTCGCCTGATGCAATATCTGCAGCAGTAAGAGGAGTTACCTCATTGACTTCTTTGGCTACTTGCATTAGCCTTGCCTGTTGAGCAGCATTAGCTCCAGACATTTTAGAAGCTAAGAATACTTGGTCGTATACTCCTGCAGAATATTGGTAGGCCCTTGCCATACCTCCAACCAATTCTTTTCCAAACTCAAAAGCATTAGAAGTTGACATTTGAATACCTCGATTCCAGGTATTCATATCGTTCATCATTGTTCTAAATGAGTTCGATATTCTGCCAGCCTCATTAGAGAATCGGTCTCTTAATACCATTGCAACACCGACCTCGACTAAGCTTCTTCTGTCTATCATTTTCTAGTTTTCTTTTTTAAGTTTTCATAATACTCATCGGCTATATCCTTAAATCTTTTCCTTTCTCGATACGGAAGACGCAAAAAGCTGAGATAGTCAATGGCTACCTCAGCTCTACATATATAAGTGAATGTACCTGGGTGGTCTACGCTTCCGTCAGGTAGAAAAAAGTCGGTGAAAGCATTATAGGATATTTATCAATTCTTCCAGGTATACTTGGATGTTCTACATCGGTGTTACCATCGAAGACTGGGTCATATTCAAATATTGTTTTACGAATCTCTGCAATGTCTCTTACTGAGAATAAATGGAAGCTTTCTACCTTTTCCCATTTACCATCAATCTGAAGATGTAAGTTCCTTGCAATCAATGCTGCATTACGAGTTTGTTTTTCTATTGGTAAAGTAACCAACATTCTTTCTCCTGCACCAGTAAGCAAATCAAATTTAACTACCTTACCTGAAGATAGAGTTACTTCGTAATCGGTAAGCTTACCTTGTTCTGGATAATAAGGAATAGCGTTTGGTTTTTCGGCCAATTCCTTTTCTGTAGGAAATTCTCCATAGTTATCGAATAACATCTCGCTTAAGGATTGACCGTAAGTTTGTACTCCGCCTTCTTGGCCCCAATCATATTCAAATTCTACTTCATCACCAAGTGAGAAGATTCTTGATTGGAATAAGATACAGTATCTGTCATTCAAAGGGATACGGTCTGCATCCTCTACCGTTAATCTACGATTAGGAGTAAAGTCGGTATCAACTACAATTGCCTGAATGAACTTAGTAAGGTTCATAAGGTTTCTTACATCCATAGGATTAGATAAGATATCCTCATCTGCACCATTCTGTTCCCTGATTGAGAATTTATAACCTGATGGGGTTATAAACTCATGTGTTCTACAATTTAATTCCATGTTTAAATAAGTTATTTGGTTATACTTTAGTTCATAGTGTTCGCTGTAACAACAAGAAAGGGGTGAGCCCTTTCTAGGAATCCCACCCCTCCCACCTAAAAATCTTAGTGAAAATAGACTAAGCGTTTTTAATACTTATCTACAGTACCTACTGAGAATTCGATACTTTCGATAGTGTTTTCTGAAGCCATTCTGTCCAGGTCTAATCCTGTAATCTTACATGGCCATACCTCTTCGAAGAGGTGGGTGTTAAGTACGGAAACTCCATCTTCAGCAAGTTCATTTACGATTACATTTTCCCAGTATTGGCTTGGTACCAAACCTCCACCAGCAATCATATCTTGGCATGAATAAAGCCAATCATGAAGCCATGTATCTGAACCTGCAGTAGTTAAAAGTTTACCTACTACTAAGTTACCTACAGTAACTCTACCGGCAGTTTTAACGTCCCGGTTAACGTCTCCATGAGCAACCTGGTCAATCTCTACATCTGGCAAAGTACAAGTTTGGAACAGATAAGTATTGATTGGGTGCTTAGGGAATGTGATACTCCAAAGGAATTTCTTTCTTGGATTCTTTACTTTTGCTCCCATGTTTTCTTAATTTTATTCGTTAACGTCCTGAACAGATACGGACTTGGATGCCTGGTCAATATAGATGCCCATAGTGATTTCTTGCATCGGAACGATATCCTTGAATTTCAGGATTGCTTTGTATTTACCTTGACGAACATCGGCTTCATTGTTAACCGATAAGTCATTGTACGAGTTAGCGTCTTGGTCACCCATCCAGGTGTATTCAGACATGGCATCTTCATCTACCAAGTTATCCAGCATTGGTTTAACTTCTAGATAAATCTTATTCCAAGTGTTCCAGATATTTGGTTCTTCCAAATACTTTTCTAGAATAGGTCTAAGATTCTTTTTGAGATACAGATTCAATCTTACAATTGCAAGGAATCTTTCTGAATCCTGTTTTACCTGAGAAGAAAAACAATGCCACAGCAAAGTTTGTTTACCTTGGTTAGGAACATCTTTGATACAGATTATATTTGCATAATTCTGTGCTAACTCATTGAGTTCCTTAGTTCTTGAAGGAGAACCATAATTTGGGCATACTGGACCATTACCATCATAGATAATGCCCCGATTCATACCAGCAAATGATTTCCAAGGTCCAAACTGAGAAGCAGAAGCATCTCCTAATCCTGCAATGGTACCAAGAACATCTGAATCTACCAAGTTACCTTCGGCATTATAGTATTTAATACCACCACCAAAGTAAGCAACATACTTACTGTTACCTACAGTACCAAGGCAAGTCTGAATCCAAGTGATGATTGATTTCAAGTCTCTTGGTTGGTCACCCTGAGTATAGTGAGTAGTATATTTTGGTACTTCAATGTAGTAGGTATATTCTTGCAGTTCTTTAACCATATCTACTGCAGCCTTGTGTACTTTAAGTACATCAGCGGATACTTCAAGATGTTGGTCAATATGTGAACAGAAGATTTGGTATACATCTACGTAATCCTTAACGAATTCCAGAGAAGCAATCCATTCGTCTGAAGTAGGAGTACTACCAGCACTACCAATGGTACCATTCAATTTTACTCCATCAGCAGTGATAGCTGCACCATTGAGTTTGATATCAATTGGGTTTCTTGTTCCATCTACATCATCGGTTAACCATTTGATGAAGTTGTTCCAAGATTTGATGTTCTCTGTCTTTTCAGTTAATACCGGAACGATATATTCTGAGTTCTTTGCAAATGCACTTAGAGCAAGGTAGTCTACAGAAGTATCATTGTTATCATCTGCAGTTTTGTAAGTTACTACAGGACCTTGTTCAAGTACCTGACCGTTAGCACTGATTACTTGGTAGTAAACAGTGTTAGCCTGTTTGTAAATATTCATAGAGAATGTTTCAGCACTACCAACTGGGTCTCCATAACCTTTGGTTACCAAACCAAAGCCAACAGCAACTGAACCAGAAGCGAACTTAAAAAGAGTAGAAGCAGTTGGTTCCTCTGGAGTTGCAGATGCTACTACTGGAGAACCGTCTTCAGCAGCTTTAGGAGCAGATGCAGCTTTAGCTCTTGCTGCAGCAGATACTACACCTTTAGTTGCACCTTTACCAAGTACACGAATAACACGAAGCTTAGAACCACCATTGAAAGCCTTTTCGATGTTTGATACAGAACCATCTGGTACTATCTCAGAACCAAAAACTCTTTGGAATTGAGAAAAAGATTGGATGAGTTCTGACGGGTCATCATAAGGACCTTTAGTAGTTCTAGCCAATACACATGAAACTCCTAACATAGGAGTAGTTTGAAGAACATTGTTGTTCTTAAACTCGAAATTTACAGATGGTGAATTAGGCATATTTATACTAATTAAGTTAATTACTCATTTATTTAATACCCTCTAGTATTGAGCTATTTTACGTTAAGATTAAGTAAATCAGATTCTTGCTTTTCGGTTAGTCCAATCAATACTGAGATATCTTGAATTGGTACAAGTTCACCCTCTTCAGCAAGCTTCTCAGGTAATATACCATCCTTACAAGTATACTGATATACTTTTTCAAGTAGACCATGACTCTCATCTGGGTGGTCATAGTAATTACCTATTTCGATAAATAGGTTTCCTGTTGGTGCTACCCGACCATCTTCCCATTCTTCTAAGTTATTATAATAAGGTCTTACGTATCCTCGAGAAGGTAATGCTTCATACATAATACTATGAAGTAACCTCATATCGGCTTGAGTATTAGATACCAGGTGAATATCTAGAGTTATATCTTTTGTTTCGTATGGAAATTCTGATGCTTGATAATTTCCACTCGCTAGTTTATCACCAATGATATATTTGTTCACACCTATATCACCATTATAGAACCCTTGCAATTCAATGGTAATTCTAGGGCATGTCTTTGCACCCTTAACCTGATTATTACCGATACCAAATATGGGAATGAATTTAGGCATAGCATCCTTATCTGCTTGAAACCTTTTTTCATTCTCTTGTGATAATGGTAAGTAGTCTTCAGGGTTAAGAGTTAAACCTTTCTTAAGTGCTGTTTGTAATAGGCAAATATAAAAGGTTCTTTCTACGATTTCTTCTGTATTTACCATATTATACTAATTGAGGTATTAATATTACATTAAACTGGTATGTACCACCATCAGTAAATATACATTCCCAACCTCCTGAAATACTACCAAACATAGCTCCTGCATCTTTTCTTCCTCGGGCAGTTGCTGAGAAAGTAGCCTGTGCTGAATTAGCTATATTACCGTAGTCGGTAATCCAATAGTATAGTTTAATACCTGAGTTAATATTTACAACTTGTTGAGTTTGAGATATAGTAGGTATTTTAAAAGCCATTACCTCTTGTGATACTTGTTCTCCTTCTATGAGTTTACTTCTATACCCAGTAATACTAAATCCTGCTGAAGTTTCGTAAGCATTTAAGATTTGGTCTTTTGGTATACTTAAATTAACTGCAGCAGGTTCTACCCAGTATCTATATGATACTTCTCCAGCAGCTTGAGTTACAGTTACAGTTTTAGTTAGACCACCAACTTGCTTGATAGTTATAGTTCCGCTAAGAAGTTGTTCTGTGTGATTCTTAGAAGTAATGGATACCTCTAGAGTCTTTTCTTCATTGTCCATAAATCTTAGTCCAGCAGTAAAGGGTGGTTCCTCTAAGAATTCTGCCGTAACCTCTACATTTTCCCAATCTCCTTGGGGTGTACCATTAATCATTTCCCTACGTTGAGAAGTGATTGCCAAAGTATCAGAGCCACCCTTACCCAATAGGTTGATGGCTTCCTTATCTACCTCTAATTTGTATTCGTAGTTAAGGCTGCCTTTCTTTTGAATAAGATTTACAGTCTTAGGTACTCCATTAACTGTAATGGTAAGGATGGCTTTTTTATCTGCTTCTGTATCATTCACTTTTAACGGATGTACCATTACGAGTGCAGGACCAGTACCAGATGTTTTATCTGCTTCAAAATCTGCCATTACTTTGTATATTTTCTAAGTTCTTTTCTTAATTGATTTCGTATCTCTTTCTCTAAAACTACGTTTCCACCTGCTGCCTCGAAAGCAGGTTTCCATAAAGGACGAGGTGGAAGATTACCATCTCTACTACCATACTCCAACATGATAGCAATTTGGTTAAGTGTTTTTCGAGAAGTTCTACCAGAGTATGTTATCTTCCTTAATCCTGGAGGAAGACCAACAAAGGTTCTATCTTTCTGAGTTACCATTGTAACTGACCTTGCATATTGACCAGTAAGGTTTAATAAAGTATGTGCTCCATACTTCTTAAGTGTAGCAGTAGCATGAGGAGGCCAAGAAACTTTGGAACCAGGTGGAGGTAGACCATTATTTAAACTACGCCTTACTATACGAAGAAGTTGATTGCCAAACTTTCTAGTACCTAACTCGTATCCGAGCTTCATGATACTTGGAGTCTTGGCAATCAACCTCTCAGCCTGACGTTGTTTAACAGGGTCTACATAAATCTGAATATCACATAGATTATTCGAGAGGTTTATGTTAACCTTTCTGCTTGCCATCTTTATTCTTATTTAATCCCAACTCACTGGCAATCTTCATAAGAAAATCTTGTTGCATGGATAACTTCTCTGCTACTTCGGTTTTAAAAGCCTCGAACTCTTCTTGCTTATAAGCCGGAGCTGGTTGTTGTTGAGGAGTTAGCATACCCTCGATTGTATGAAAGATATTATCACATTCAGTAACTACTGCCTCATATTTCTCTCGGTTATTGAGAATATTTACAGCAGTAGTCCTTTGGATATTTACTTCGTTTACGATATTGCGTAAGTCGGTAGTGTAATAAATATTATTATGAATACCTTCTGCAGCATCTGTAGGAAGGTATATTGTCAAAGAGGATACAGAATCTTGAATAACGATTTCTGTATTTGCGGCAAAGCTTCCATCTGGGCCAGTGGCTCTAGGTTTGCTTTCACCTACTTTTAATACTTGGGCCTTATCAAAGATTGGATACCCAGAACGTCTGTCTCTCTAAGGTGTATATGGTATCACCTTTCTGCAATTTAGAAAAAATCAAATCTTCCATGTTCATCTTTTATTAATTAAGTTTAAACCAAATGATACTGCACCTGGATTCCTTTGCATAAAGTCTACCAGGTTTAAGAATTGATAGTATCCAAATTGGTCAATGAGTGACTATGCTTTATTTGCTACTTCCTTTGCTATCTCTGCATTGGGAGCAGGCAATGTAAGTTGAATAGTAAAATCTTTTAGTTGATTTCCATCGGTTGGTTCTTTCTTAATCTCTTCACTTTCCATATCGTTTTATCTTTAGGTGGGTATAAACGAAAAAAGGAGTACACCTATGTAAGATGCACTCCTTCCTAATCTGGCTTACGTAATGACGACGGTCATTATTAAGCCGGGGTTGTGGATGTAGTCTTAAGAGCTGCAACTACTGACTGGATAATGTTCTGGTCTCTCTGAGCATCTACTACTCTGTTGAGACGGGCAATTTCCTGGTCTTTAGCAGTGTTCTCGATAAGACACTTGATTTCCTGTTGGCCATTCTTGAGGTCACAGCAGCAACCATCATTACAACCGCCCTCACCGCCAGATTTAACTTCTACTCCCATGATTTTTTTGGATTTTAAATTGTTAAACATAAGGATAAATTTTTTAGGTTATTTGTATACGGCCGTATACATTAATAATGCCATAGTATCGTATCTTTAAACTTTCTGTAGACTCCTATGGATTTCCCCAGGTTATGATAAGATATAGAGTTGGAAGATTTGAATCCTTAGGTGTTAAGGTAATATTGGCAATAGAATCTCCATCGTAACCATTATAAGTTTGTATTAAAGTTACTTGGATTTGTATTCCTCCACCGTATTTGCCAGCCTCACTAAGGATACTTGGAGTCAATTGAAAATAACTTGCCATACCAACACCCATTACTATACCTAACTTATAATCTTGTTGAGAATAACCTACTGAAAGACCTGTATACTCGTAATTACCATAACTAATTTCTTTTACTTTTCTAATATTAGAAAGTTTAATTTTTAGAGGTTTACCATAAGAAGGTTTACCTACTGCACTCATATCAATGGAGTCATTCTTTGCCGGTAAAGATATTCTAGCTCCTAAATATCCTCCGGGAGTATTCATACCACCACTACCAGTACTATCTACTCCATCTCTACTACTCCAACCAAATCCAATATTTACCATATCAGAAGCTCCATAAGAGTAGTAATTACCTAATTCACAATTTAGTTGTTCAGTTGCCATTGGGTCTTGGCTAACATAAGCATATAAAGCTTGATTACCGTTACCAGGTTGTTCAAATCTAACTTGCAGATTTCTTGCAGAATCTCCTTCGTTATTGGTTAGTGCCCTGAAAGCCCAGTTATAGGAGTTATCTGAGTTCTGTCCATTATCAATTACTTGTAACCAATCTTCAGAAGGTGGTATTAAAGTAGGTTTGATATATTTCTTAGCAAATTCTACATTATTCCTTTGTAAACTTGCATAAGAAATAATATCTCTGCTAGCAACAGAATCACTATTCATTATATCACCATTTAGAGTAATATTAGTAATGGTACTTCCTTCTTGTTTCCAACTAAATTCAAAAACTCTAGTATATGGTATTGGATTTACCAATAAGGTAATGGTAGGTACTGTTCCTACCTCTTTACCGTTAATTACAACTTTAGGATTATATAAAGTTATGGTATGAGTACGTGGATATTCTGCTAAGTTCTGTACAGAATTAGTAATACCTATAAAAGCATTTTCAGAATCCGATTGTAGAGTAGCAGATACCTGACCACTTGGTGAAGCTATTGCCGAGTTATTTTTAGCTATGGTTCTAGAATCCCAAGAAGTAGGAGTACCTTCTACTCCATTGATAGAAGTATATTCTAGTATGTGTAAATCCATTCTTACAGAATTTTCCATACCAGTAGTACCCTTTAATTCAACTTCAGTTACATTCTCTTCTACTGTACCATTACTATAGTTTGCAGTCCAAGATATTTCATACCTTGTAGAGATTGTTGCAGCATCTTGAGTAAATGCCCAAGCATTCTCTACTTCGGCAGCACCATTATAAAACATTACACTACCAGACCGAGTTTGATTAGTAGTATTTTCTTTTACAGAAACCTCAAAATCATATTCATAATTGGTAGGATTACCACCAATTAAATCTACAGAAGCCCAATCGGTAACGGTAGAATCCAAATCAAAATCAGGTTGAACAGCAACTTTACTCGTTACTTTACCATTGATTAAGGTTTCCCTATAAGATTGAAGTGTAACAGTTATACTCTGAGCTAAAGCCGAAAACATTCCATCTGGAATTGGTTCTACATAATTGATATAATCCCTAGTAGTAATACTTGCAGCTAATTGATCAAGGTTCAAAGTAAGCTGTTTACCAGAACCTCCCTGTTGTAATACTACAGTACCTCTTCGTATACTAGCTTCAGTATTTTCATATACGGGTATAGTAACATCATAATCATGATAAGTTGCTCCTGAACCACTAGTACTTGATACCTTAGCAGATAAAGTACCAGTCCAATTAGGTTTACTTATTACTGAAGTTTCTACCAAACTATAGGAAGAGTTTTCTACACCATTTACAACCTTATGTCTTCTGGATTTAATTACTGCTCTAGGAGTTGCACCTGCAGCAGCTACAGAAGGAAAGTCTGTAGTTACTCCAAAGTAATAATTATAACCAATACTTGCACCTGCCTGGGTACAAGCTAATTCTATTTCTTTACTACCATAGGTTAAATCAATTGATAATCTACGGGAAGATTCTGAAGTATTATCGGATACGGTACAAGTTATATCAATCCGAGTACTGCTAAATCTACCAATATCTACATTGGTAATATAAAAAGATTTAGCTTTTACTGTAGGTAATTCTGAATGCCAAGTAGAATCTTTACCGTTAATTACGTCATAGTACCCACATTTTACAGAACCTTTAACCTTATTAGTACCCATAGCTGCTGGTGCGTCTGGGAAATTAGATATTACTTCTAGTACATCTCGAGTAGTTACAGTACCTGCTGCTTGATTACAAGTAATGGTTTGAGTTTTACCTGAATCATATTGTTCATACACAACTTCCCCTACTCTTGAATTTGTGGTTTTATTTTCAAACATGGTTATCTCCCTTATATTAGGAGACCCAGTTGAGGCTATGTAAGCATTAGAGGATTTAACTCTTATATTAACTCCCTCCATTGAGCCTTCTACCAAAGAGCCATTAATATACTTTTCTCGGTAGCTTGTAATAGTACAAGTTTGCATAGTACCCAAAGCGTCAAAGTTTAATGTAGGTTGGGTAGTAGTCATTGTATATACCCATTCTACTAAATATGCACTTTGAGTTACCGTAACTTCTTTATAGACAGTGTCCATAGTTGCCCTTACTACTACACTCCTTTGATTTGCAGTTGTGTTTTCTGCAACAGTCAAAGTAGTACCAGATAAACTGAATCCGGTTACTACAGTAGGTATACTAAGAGTAGGAGTACCAGTAGCATCTGATGCTGCATTGGTTGCACCTGAAGACCAATTATTAGTCCTACTTGCCCTTGCACTTGCAGAGATTTGTGATGTACCACCTTGCTCGGTAAATGTACTCGGATTCGCAGAGATAGAAACTACCCATCCACCCTGAGTTACACTTTCGATTTTATTCTCTGCTTGATATAAGTCGATTGAGGCACTACCAGATTTACCATTAAGAGTAACGGTTAATGTACGGCTTCCTAATTTAGTTCTAGCCTTTGCAGTTGTGCCAAGATTAGAACCAGAGATATTTTCAGACCATACTACTGAAGCTCCAGAACTTATAGTACCACCATCATGGGTTTTACCATTCCATCCCCAAAGTTGAGAATAGGTATAAGTAGGTGTAGCTGCAGTTCCTCCCGATGCAGGGATATCTGCGATGCTTCCTAAATATACTGTAGGTGTACCATAGGTTTTTACACCAGCTGCCTGAGACAAAACTGGTGTTAGTTTCTTACCGGATTCTGCCTGAGTAAGAGTATCAGTATAAGAACGAGAACTTTCAGACTTATTTTCTAAAGCTTCGTAATACCCACTCTCTACTGAAAGCCATGATGGTAAACTAGGCCTTGAATAATCAACATTTACTGGACTACCCACAGTTTTACCATTTATATACTTTTGCTTATTCGAAGTAATAGTTAATTCCGTAGGTGTACCTTTACCACCTATAGCATTAAATACTAATGAATTATTCTTACTTGTAAAAGTATATTCCCAAGTTTCAACTCCTGCATCCTGAGTAAATTGAACTGTTATCTGTTTACCTGACTCATTCTGAGTAAGGGTTAAACTTGCAGAACGTTGATTTAGAGTTGTATTTTCTGAAGCTTTATAACCTTCATCATAAACAATCCAGTCCGGATAAGCAGATTTGGTATAACCCACAGAAATAGTATCTCCGATAGCTACTCCATCTATCTGTTTTTGTTTAGTAGTACCTAAACCAAACCACCGAGGAGTAGAATACCCTCCCAAAGCTGGGAAGTTTAAAACTGTGTTTACTACAGTAAAAGCATATCTATAGGTTACCTTATGAATATCAGAAAGTTGTACGGTTTCATTGTTTCCATAGGAACTGGCATTGGATATTTCCAAGCCAACGTAATTTTCTCCCGTTCCTGTAGGAGAGAGTGCCAACAATTCAGCCTTGGTAGGGCATTCGTTTGAATCCTTACCAAGGCCTACTTTAGTTTTGACAGCACTCCATGTTGCTATCTCACCCATATTAATCTAAGTTTGTGAACAAAAGTTTTTCTCTTAACTCATCAATCTCAGCTTTCAGAAGTTTGATACCTTCGATTGCCAATACTGACATCTTAGAATAATCTACCTCTTTAACCAGGATATAGGTTTCTCCATCTTTTTCTACCTTTTCAAAGGCTTCAGGATTAGGAACTGTTTCGGGTTTAACCGTATTCTCAGAAACTAATTCTGGGAAATATTTTTCGATTGTCTGAGCAATTGTACCTATATCGTGATTACCACGAATCATAAATGAATCCGTAGGTATAGAGCAGATTTCATCGAGAGTGTGTTCCAAAGGTTTAATGAAAGTCTTAAGTCTTTCGTCAGATTCTTTCCATAAACCGGAAGGAGCAGATACCTTCTTAAAGATAATCTCAGCAGTAGTACCCATTCCCAATTGGTCTCTTGTTACTCCATGAGGATTACTCTTATTCTGGATGTGAGTAGTAAGATTGGTTTGAGCGTTGGTACCTGCAGCCTTGGCATCTGCAATAGCCGTAGCTTGAGCAGTAGATACTGGTTTATCTGCATCTGATGTATTGTTAACATTACCCAATCCCACTTGAGCTTTAGTTACTCCATGAGGATTAGATTTATTACCAATATGGGAATCTACTTTGGCATTTACAGTAGTATCTGTTTGAGCTCTTGTTGCAGCTTCATCTGAAATTAATTCTTCTATTCGGGTAACCTCACCTTTTCGGTCATTAACTTCTTTAGTGATATTATTCTGCAGAGTAGTATCTGCACCTCTTAATTCTTCAGCAACTAATTCAACTGCAGCTTCAAGGTCAGTTCTTACTTGAGTATCTGCAGCTTTTCTGTCGGATACCTCTTTATTGATAGCAGTAGTGAGTTCTGTTTTAGCAGCAGCTATTGCAGAATTTCTATCTACTACCTCTTGAGCAATATCATCAGCCAATTCTCCTTGCAAAGCATTAATAGCCTCAGTTCTTGCTGTAACCTCATCTGAGATTTGTTTTGGTAAAGTAGTATCAAGCTTAACCTTATCTGCAGCAGCCATAACACCAGCTTTAGCAGATGATGCAGTAGGAATTTGTAATCCTTGGATACCAGTACCATCTGCCCTTTCATAATTTATGGCAGCTTTAGAGGCATCTGTAACAATTGAGATTAATCGTATAGGATTAAAAGCCATAAGAGCATTAAGATTGTCTGTAGTAGTCTTACCCTTAGCTCCATCATAAGCAGTACCAGTAATCTCTCCAATTACTACTCCACCAGAAACAATCAGAGACCAAGTAGTACCAGTCCATCTAAATTGATAACCAGGTTCTCCAGTAGTTACATTCTGATAAATCTTTCCTGCCTCTCCAGTTATTGGTGTATTATGGTCAGCATCTGAAAAGAGAGCTATATTAGAAAGATCTCCAGTAGGAGACTTATCGTAGGTTGCATATACATCAATTACATCATCTACATATGAAGGTAATTGTTCAGCAGGTACTTTACCATTTTCATCCAGAGAAGCTAATCCACTAGCTTGTGCCTTAGTTGCAATAAAAGCATCTAGGGCATCTTGAACTCCTTGTATATCCTCGGTTAATTCAGTTTTCAGGGCAGCATCTGCTTCTGTTCTTGCAGTTACCTCAGTATCAATTCGAGTACCCAATGCAGTATCAGCAGCAGTTCTATCCTGAACTTCCTTATTGATAGCCGTAGTTAACTTCGTATCTAAGGTAGTATCAGCATCTTTTCGATTTTGAACTTCTGTAGATATTGAAGCCTCTAAAGCCGTCTTAGTAGTTTGGATTAATTCCTTGAGTTCAGTTTCAAGGTCTCCTGTATCTGAACCAAGACCATCAATCAAAGCCTTCAAAGCTTTACCCTGTTCTGCACTTAATGGTACCTTAGTTCCACCCGCAGTTAGGTTATTTACTACATCTCCTTCAATAAGAAGTTTACCAGCTCTTACAGTAGAGATAGACCAAGCACCTTGAGCAGTTCTCTTGAACTCTCTGTAGGATTCCATACCAGCCAATTCATACATAAATCTCAAAGTAATGGCACCAGTAGTAGGACCACTAAGCTGTAAACTCAATCTGAATTGTTGATAGAAATTATTGCCGGTATCTACCAATATATAAGGCCGGTGTGTAGTGTTATTTGCAATCTCGTTAAGCAATTCATCGGTAAATACTGCTGCAATCTCTTCTGAGGTTGCCGAAGCAGATATATTGAATGCTGCCGCCGGGATAATAATTGGTTCTAACTGAGCATCAAGTTTTTTCAAAGAATCTACTACATCTACTGAACCGCCCATATAATTCGTATCAGTAAGAGCTGGCATTCCCAAATCATTAGTAAGACCTACTGCAGCTTTTACCTTATTGAATTTAGAATCAGCATCTGCCTTATCTACTTCGATACGTTTTTGTACTTTACCAAAGGCAACCGAAGTAGTATCTGTTGCTTTTACGTCCAAATCTGCAGGAGTAGTACCTGCATTCTTTTCATAGCCATCCAACTTAATGTCTGTACCATTCAATACCGGATTTGAATCCAATCTGTGAGTATTGATAGTATGAGCATTGGTAGCATCTATGTTATCCTGCAAAGTCTTATCAGCTGCCTTTCTTTCAGTTTCTTCAGTATCAATATTTTCCTGAAGAGTTGTGTCTGCAGCTTCCCTTGCATCCTCTTCATTATCAATACGAGTACCCAATGCCGTATCTGCATTAACTCGGTCAGTAGTTTCCTTGTCGATACGGGCATTTAGCCTAGAATCTTCTGCCTCTCTTGCCCGAGCTTCTTTGTCGATATTTCCCTGGAGAGTAGTATCAGCTGCCTTTCTTTCTGAAGTTTCCGTATCGATACGAACTCCTAGTGCAGTATCAGCAGCAACTCTTGCAGCTTCTTCGGCATCCAGATTATCCTGGAGTTCTTTATCTGCAGCTTTACGTTCTTCGGTTTCAGTAGTAAGAGCCTGATTAGTTTCTGTAATCAAACCTTCTACTCGAGTAATCTCGGCCTTACGTGCAGCTACCTCGGTTTCAAGCAAAGCTTTAACTTCCAAGTAAGAACCTGAAATGTTATTCTGAATACCTTGGATTAATTCCAAGTTTCTCTGGATATTTGCCGAGTTCTGATTGATAAGAGCATCCTGGTTATTTGCTCTTGCCAAGAGTTCAGTACGAGTTTCAGTAACATAGGTTCTTAAATCCTCTACTATCTTGGTAAGATTAGTACCTAAAGTTGTAAGCTTAGTATCCAAAGCTGCATCACCATCAATACGGTTTTGAGTTTCAGTTTCAAGCTTAGTAGTTAACTCAGTAAGTTTCTGAGTCATGGTAGTTGCAAAGTTAGGGTCATCACCCAAAGCCTTAGCAATTTCCTCTAAGGTATCCAATACACCAGGAGCAGAGCCAATGATTTTCTGGATTGCAGCTTCTACTTCTTCAGCAGTCTGGAATCCTGAGTCATTCAGTAACTCGGATACCTTGGTAATATAGTTAGCATGTTCTGCTACACCATTCAATTTTACCAAGAGGAGGTCTGTAAAGTCGTTTGAAGAAAGTACCTTACCATCTACTTTATCTACCTTCTTAGATTCAAGACCCTGGATAGCAGTTGTACGGTCTGAGATTTCCTGGGCAATCTTATTATCTAATAGGGTATCGGCATTCTTACGGTCAGCAACCTCTTTATCAATATTTACCTGAAGAGCTGTATCTCCTGCTAAACGGGTATTGGCTTCATCGGAAATATCCTTAGTTAAACCATTTACTTCGTCTTTATGATTTGCTATTGCAGTATCCAAATTTGCCTGTATAGCATTCTCTCTAGCGGTTGCTCGGTCTTTCTCAGTATTAATTGCTACGGTATTAGCTTCTACCTTTGCTTTGACTTCATTTAAACCTGCAGTAGAACCAGTCTCCAAAGAATCAATTCGGTCACTTAAAGTTTTATCTGCTGCTTCCCGGTCCTTAACTTCTTGAGTAACCTCACCTTCTACTCGAGTAATCTCGGATGAAGTCTGTTGGCTTAAGTTAGATATCTGACTTTCAATCTTAGTTTCAAGTGCAGTATCTGCAGACTTACGGTCTCCGACTTCTTTATCTAGATTTACTTGAAGGATTTGGTCTGCTGCCTTTCTTTCAGCCTGTTCGGTTCCCAAGGCAATATTCGTGGTATCAATACGAGAACTGAGGTTACTGTCACCGTTAGTACGGTCCACAATTTCCTCATTAACCATGTCCTTAACTTCTTTGTGGTTATCGGCAATGGTTTTATTCATGGCAGTGATTGCCTCAGAGTTCTTTGTGATATTTGCTTGGTTAGTAGCAATAGCCGTAGTATTAGCATTTACCTGAGCAGTCAATTCGTTCTTAACCGTATTGATAGCATCCTGCATTGATAAAGCCAAATCCGAAACTCTCTGAGTAAGAGCAGCGATATTATCGGTATGGGTTTTATCGGCATCCTTTCTATCTACGGTTTCTTTATCAATATTTGCCTGCAAGATTGCATCGGCATCTTTACGGTCTTGGATTTCTTTTGCCAAGTTATCCTTAACTACCTGAAGAGCAGTATCTCCGGTTGCAGCAGAGTTATCTACATACTCCTTAAGTTCTTCCTTAAGAGCAGCATCTGCTTCCTTACGTTCTACAACTTCTTTATCAATGTTTACCTGCAATGCAGCATCGGCAGCAGTACGGTCTTCAATCTCCTGATTTACCTTTTCTGTGATTGCTGCCAACTTCTTGGTGATAGTTGAAGCAAAGTTAGGGTCATCGCCTAATGCCCTAGCAATCTCTTCCAGAGTATCGAGTACTTCCGGTGCAGAACCAATAATCTTTTCAATTGCAGCCTCTACTTCTGCTTCAGTCTGATAACCAGCATCGTTTGCCAATTGTGATACCAAGGTAATGTAATTAGCATGTTCCTCGATTCCATTCAACTTGGCAAGCAAGAGATCTGTAAAGTCATTCTTGGTTAAAGAATAACCTTCTCTTTTATCTACTTTCTTGGAATTAAGGTCGGCATCTGCAGCAATACGAGCTTCCTTCTCTGCTTCAATTGCAGCAAGTACATCAGACTTATCACCATCAGTCTTTTCACTTAAGGCAGTTATCTTCTGGTCAAGGATTTGGTCCTGAGCAGTACGAGTTGCAGCTTCGGAATTAATATTAGTCTGAAGAACCTGGTCTGCAGATTCCCGAGCTTGAGCCTCTTTATCAATGTTTACCTGGAGGGTATTATCTGCATTGGTACGGTCAGCTACCTCTTTGGTAATTGAATTCTGAAGAGTTTCATCGGCAGCTTTACGATTTACTACCTCATCAGAAAGTTTACTTTCTAAGGCAGCATCACCAGTTTGACGATTAGTGATTTCTTCAGTGAGTTTCAACTGAATGTTTGCATCTGCATTTGCTCTCAATTGGGCTTCTGCAGCAATGGCTTGTTTGAGCTCTGCCTTATCATTGATATGCAATGTATTCAGTTGGTGAATACTTTCTGATAAAGCATCGTCAGCCGTTTTACGAAGCTCAGCTTCTTTATCTACCAAGTCTTTAGCATATGCCTTAGCTTCTGCCAATGAACCAGTAGTTTCATTTCTGAGGTCTGCAATGTCAGCAGTATTCTTATCGACTTTTGCTTCTATCTTATCTATCTTATTGATAAGGTTAGTAACTGCAGTGTCGATTTTATCATTAAGTAAATCCACTGCCTTAATGAAATTAGAGTTAACCTCACTAATTTGGGTACTCAGTTTCCCTTCCTCCTCCTTAGCTCGGTTAACTTCATCTGTCAGTGCATTACGTAAATCCGTTAATTTGTTGGTAATTGTAGTAGCAAAGTTGGGGTCATTTCCCAATGCTTCTGCCAATTCCTTTAATGTATCAAGTGCATCATCGGCACCATCAATCAAATCACTGATAGCTTGTCTTACCTGTTCTTCAGTTTGGAACTTAGTATCATTCTCCAACTGAGAAAGCTTAGTGATGTAGTTTGCTCTTTCTTCAATGCCTTCCAGTTTCTCTTTGAGTTTATCCGTGAAGTCATTTTTAGATAAGCCGTATCCTTCTCTCTTATCTACCTTATTGGCAATAGAAAGAACGAATGCCCAGAACTCATTAATAGTTCCAGCAAACCCAGCCTTTACGAAGTCATCGAAATAACCCTGTAAAAGTCTTTGGTCAATTTCTTCATTTGTGTAATACTTACTTACGTACATATCATTATTATTTTAAGGATTGATTACTTGCTTACCACAGAAGAAGTCAGAATTCTTATCTCTGAATGGTTCCCCCTCTTTTCCACAGAAGGCATTCATTGGAATATCTGGATGTTCTGGGTCTGGGTCTCCCCCGTCTTCAATATCACCTCTGATTATTGCATAATCTGGGAGTTGATTGATACGGAATTTTATCACCTGGCCAATACCTGGATGAGGTATTATCTTATCCCAAACTTCTCCAAAGTAATCTTGAAAGCAAGTAACGAACTTACCTCCAGTCATGGACTGGAATGTAGTAACGTCCAAATTACTTTTCTTACTTTCAATATGTACTCCAGATGTACCGTTCAAGACAATCAGGTTACTGTCAAACCAAATACCGTTCCCAGTATTAATTGGTTTCCATCGTAACATTAACATCTTTGCCATATACTTTTCAATTTTATTCTACGAATTGTATTTTGGTATCTCGGTCCCTTTTTAGGATAACCATGAAGACTAATGCTTCATCCTTGGCCTGAGCAACTTGTGTATCTCCAGAAGGTTTATAAGTAATACCATTAATTACGAACCTATCTTCAGACCAGTTAAAATCCCAATAGCCTTCTGGAGTTAAATGTCCCAGTTGTTCTATATATGATTTAGTAACCAGTATTGATAAATTCTCATCATCGAGTTCTCCAGTTACTGTTGCCTTATTAATAGGCCAGTTTCTGAAGGCATTGTAATAACATAATGCCTCGATTGGTATATTATAATATTTAGGGATTTCATCTTCTCCATGACTTAGGAGTTGATTTACATTCTTTGCCCAAGTTATAGTTTGCCTACCAGCATCTATATCCAAGAAATCATTTATAATCTTCTTGTATCTATCCCAAGACCGGTTCTTAACCAATCTATGAGGAGTCTTAGTCATCGTTTTCTAATTAAGGTTCTACCATTACGTTTTACTAGAGAGCTGGGGTTTGGCCCATCTATTAATCCAGGTCTTCTTCTGTCTACTACTCTTGGAACTACTACATGACTTGATTGGTCACAGAATGGTAAGTAGATTTCCAATCGTCCAGCTAACATACAAAGGTTTTTTCTTAACTCGTCTATGATACCACCAGGTTGCATTGCTTGAGAAAATGTTTTCCATAGGGAAGATGTTGCATCGGCAAGTGTATCATAGTACTGTACTTCAGTAGGCCCAGTTGTGATTTGTTTGATTCTATCACCTCGAGCTTGTTCCGGTTTAGAAGAACCATCACCAACTTGTTCTTTGGTTGAAGTAAGTTGACTTAGGTATTCTCCTGTACTTGTTAATAAATTAAGGAGCTTAACATTGAGATAATCCCATGCTGCCAATTCCATAATTAATTGGTTTTCTAGAGCTTCATACATTAACTCATCATTATATTTATCCAGTGGGATAATATGATTTACTAGCGGTTGGATATATAACTGCCATTTAGTTATGTACATTGCTTTCTCTTCTGATGACATACCATCTGAGATTTCTGAAGGAATGTAATAATTGATTAGGTTATATATACTATCAGTTAATGTAGTTTTGGACTCGGTATTTACAATTATGGTTTTAGTTGCATTTAAGTTAAGTCCTTCGGAGTTCGTTATGTTCAACGCTACTGTATAGAATCCGGACTTTTCATAAGTATAAGTAGGTTGTTTAACATCATAAACGGACCCCTTATCATCACCAAAGTCCCAGTCAAAAATGGCCTTGGCTGGGACTTTGGTTAATACTCTAAATGAAACTTCCAGACCATTCGCAATAGCTACAAAGTCTAGATTGTCCATGGTATCTTATTTTTTAGATTCTTCGAACTCTTCCAACAGAACCTGAATCAGAGTTTCAACTGTATCACCTTTGTCGGCAACAATTTCGTGACGAGCAGCGATAAGGGTTGCTTCTTCGAGAGTATAGGCTTTGGCAATCTTTTTGATTTCCATACCTTTTTCGAACTGAGCATTCAGTTTCTTTTCCAACTTATCGATGTCATCATTGGAGTATTTGTCGACAGCTTTCTTATCAAGAACCAAACGCAGGTGACCTGAATTCAAAGCCATCTGAATCTTTTTAGTTCTGTACTGTCGGGCACTCAATTCTTTTTCTTCTCCTCTACAAATTGTAATACCTGTAGATTGGTCATGGAAGCTGTAAGCTTTAGCACCTACAGTTACTTTATATTTATCCATAATTTTACTAAGTTTTTAGATGTTTAAAATTAGGGGTAGGTCCTCGCAAAACCTACCCCATCAAGAAATGGAATTATTTGTAAAATAAACCAGGTGTATTATTACTCAAGGTTAACCAAGAGATACGGGTCAATGTTCATAAATTCGGGGAATCCAAATTCTGAGAACTTCTTCTCTGCAGACAGAATCAATGCAGCATCCTGATACATCTTAGAGAAGCCTGTAGTCAGAGTAGCATAGATTGCCTGAGTCTGATTTGATACGATTCTTTCTGATTCAAGCATCAACTGTTTTGCAGTCAGTTTAATCAAAGCAGCAGTTGTATCAATCAACAGCAAACCTTGGTCAGGTGTTCCCGGGTGAATATAGAAGTTAGCATTCTTAGGTACCGGAGACTTCACGTTCAGTGTAGCTTCAGTTGTACCAGAATGACGTTCTTTGAATTCCGGCAAGTTCAGCATTTCGATTGCCTGGTCTTCACCACCAATCATAGTAGTAAAGTTACGTCCCATACGAGCAGCTCTTACCCAGATATGTAGCAAGTCTTTGTAAGTGATACCATTCGTAGTTTCATATACACCGATAACCGGAGCAGATTCTGAACCATCAGGTTTGTTACCGTTGATAACAACATCCATTGCCAGAGTATCCATTGCATAACCAAGCTGAACACCGAAGTCACGAAGGTAGATTGCCAATACATCCAGAGATACGTAGTTACGAACTTCATCAGTAAGTTTGAATCCCTTACCAATTTTGAAGAGACTTACTGATTTCTGTCCAAAGCTTACATCTCCCAATGGGATAGTTTCTGCTTCGTTAACCTTTGCAGGTGCAGCATCGGACATATTAATCATCGGCATGATTGCGCTAAGACCACTGATTGACTGGTCAGATGCAATAATCTCCGGATAGAACGGAGCTTGACGCATACCAAGAGTGATAGCAGAACGAATGATTTCCGGAACAATCCAACGAACATCTTGCTGAGGCATTGTGAAGATGTTTTCCATTGTGTCGATTTTCGGATTGATATCCAACTTCTCGAACAATTCATCTTGGGTAATACCCCATTTACCAGTGGTAAGTTCACCTAATGTGATGTCCACAGGTTTCTTGTTCTGTGAACCTTGACGGTAAGCATCCAACTGCTGTACCATTTGAGGAAGTTCTTTTGCGAAGTCTTCTCTCTTCAATTTTGAAATATCAACTTTTTCCATGTTTCTTCTTCTCTTATTTAATAAGTACTTGAATTACCTCGTTTGCCTCATCTGCAGGTATGATGGCAATGAAAGGTGTAGCATCTGTTGACTGGTTTGCTTTTACAAATCGGCCGTTCAGTAAGTCACCAGAGGGAACTACATATCCTGCTTTTAAGTCAGCAGCATTAGATACCCAGTTACAAATCATGTAACCTTCTACAGCAACAGTTACCTCTACTGGGAATTTGTTCTGTGCTTGGTAAGCAGGATTTACATTGTCGGTTACTGCCACTCCGATATATACCTGGGTAGGTTCAGTGTAAGGCTCAATTAAACCGTCTTCTCCAAGAGCTACCGGCATACCTTGCAAAATTGTTTCACCATCTTTTACACAGAAAGCTTGGTGTAATTTGTGTGATTCACTTTTGTAAATCACCGCTCTTGGGGTCTTTTCCCCAAACAGCGTCATTGGCTGGTCTTTGTTTACGATTTTAGTCATAACAGTGATATTTATCGATTATTACTTGAATTTCTTCTTATACAAGTCTTCGAGGGTTTCCGAAGTAGACTTGGCTTCTGCATTCGAAGTAGTTGCAGGTTTCTGAGTTCCAGTCTTTTCATCATTCTCTGCAACAGAAGAAGCACGGCTTACATCATGAGAACCACAGCTTGCACATACCATTGGGAATTTTTCTTCCAGACGACTCTGATAATCCTTAGTTAAGGAGATAAGAGTAACGATGCCGGTAGTTTCGGCATTCAACATTGTAACAATAGTTTCATCGGCTTTGTCACCCATCAACTTCTTGTAAGTAGCAACAGCACTTTCACGGAGAGAAGCAATATGATTCCTTCCTACAGTTGCCATTTCCTTCAAGTTTGCAACTTCTGCATTCAGATTGGTAATCTGTTCTGTAAGAGAAGACTTCTCTGTAGTAAGATTATCTACCGTTGTCTGAAGACTGTTTTTGGATGATACCAAGCTTTGAATACAAGAAATAACTTCTTCCTGAGTCATTTCTTTACCTTCTGCCAGAGATAACAGGTTATCTCCGAAAAGCTTTTCTAAAAATTCTTGCAATTCTTTGTTCATATTTTCTTTATTAGGATTATGATTTTCTTGGGTACCATTATCATTAAAAGAATCTGGAGTATTGTCCTTTTCTTGGAATGAGTTGAAGTCTGTTTTGTAGTCAGTAAAGAAGTACTGTTTGGACTTGTCATCCCGATATTCCTCATAAGAAGACCAGGTTCTTTTTGCAAAGGTTGGATTAATGATTTTACCATCTTCACCAATCTTTTGAGCAAAAGAATCAGCTCCATGAGATACCAGAGATGTTTCCATATAACGAACTACCTCAGTAACTACTCTACGAACCATTTCACCCTTAGAGTCATAAGTACCAAGCTTTTGATAGAATTCACCATCTTCCATTCCTGGGTGTGATTTATCCCACTTAAACTGTACTGTTACCGAGTTACTATGAATTGAAGGAGGTTCCATAAGAATACCTCTAGCAATTCTTGGGTTAGCTTTACCATCAATCTTCAAAATACCGTTGATACCTGCAGGTATAGTAAAGCTTCCATCCTTATAAGACTCCTGCCACATTACTTGAGATACAGCTCCAATTGCATTACCAATATTTGTTTCATGGTCGCAATTTACTGTTTGCCCGAGTAACATTTTCATGGAAGCCTTAAGTACTCCATTCTGACCAAAGTCAGTAGGATTCCAGTTCTTGGATACAATCGTTTCAGAAAGTAACCTAAACATTGGTTCTATGAACTCTTCGTCCTTCGGAGTAAGTTCCGATTTATCAAGGTTTGGATAATAGGTATTATAATCTATATCTCCTCCCCAAAATCCAAATTGAGCAATGGTATCCGGTGTCGGAGTCTTCCATTTGTAATAATTCTCTGAGAAAGCCTGGGCTCCAACTGCTTCTGGGATATACCCAGCCATAATGGTATGACCCTGGCCAATCACCATTGAATCAAGATGCTCTTTGTTTCTTTTAGTAAATTTACTCATCTTGCTTTTGTATTTTGGTCTCCACGAGATGGAGCCGGATTAGTTTTATCTCTTGACCTACGAGCAGATTGATTTTTATCATCTTGCCTTTGCTTCTTCTTAGTTCCTTCTTGAGGGTCTGAGTTACCGCCTTTAGCAAATTGGTCCTCAAGTGAAACTCTTGGTTCATTCTCATCAGGAGAATCATAACCCATTGCCCAAGCATATTGGTCTTGGCTAATGATACCAGCCTTATATAATAAATCCAGGTTTTGGATTTTATACTGAAGACCTTGTTGAACCTTAACTTCATCAGAGATAGTTGAAGTTCCCCATGATATCTTTATTCCTTTATTATCAAAGCCTGCCAGACGCAGTTCTAGAGAATAAAGGAAATCTAATACATAAGTTACAAGCATTTGGATATTTTTTAACTGGCTGATTAATTTAGACAGCATTATACCCGTTGCTCCCTCTCCCGTTGTTGAACTAACTCCAATAAGGTTTCCATTAACTCCCAAACCATTTGCAACTGATTGCTGATTCATGTTCCAGGGTTTCTCAATATTACCAAGCTCCTTGGTAGTTGAATTGAGTTTAAACTCATGGTCATCAATATAACCAGTTACTATTCCGTCCTTCATGCCATTACGAAGATTTCTTTTCAAATCCTTTAGTGTACGTTCAAGACGATTCTGGTAAGCTTGTAAGCTTTCATTAGGATTCTGGTCTGGTTTAGTCATCTTAGCTTCCAAGAATCCTACCATACCAACCATCTCCATTATGTGTTTGAAGTTAACCTTCATATCATGTTGACCTTTTAATGAATCCAATGCTGCCATAAAAGGAGGAATCCCATAAGGTTCATCGGTATCATTAAACATACCAGCATACACATAAGTTTCTGGGTTTAGTTTGATATAATCTTGGTGCTTAACAAAGTAATTCTTATTCCTCTGGTAAGGAGAATATACTCCATTGTTCTCCCTTTTGAAAACAATGTTCTCTGGTCTAAGGAATAAGACTGTATCTAAACCTTCTAGCCTATCATTGGGAACTCCTTCAATAGATATAGCTCCACTAACAAGGCATTGTACAATCATCTTATTAACTAGACCGTCTATACCAGCAGTATACCTGGACCATTTCTTTGTAGCTTCGGTAAGATGTTTTCTCATCTTATCTGCTTCGGCATCTGAATTATTTGGGAATGTTACCGTATGACCTGTGTTTGCCAACTTAAACATATCCTGCAAAGCAATGCCCATATCCGGATTTACCTTATATAAATCACGAATCAAAGGGATTACTTCAACACGAAAAGAAGGATCTACCATTACGGTCATCCCTTTCAGAGTACTGAGTAAAGAGTTATCTTCATCTACTGATACTCTACCAGGAGATATAGCAGCAGCTTTTGGCTTGCTTGGCTCCTTGTTTGATTCAGGAGGTGGGTCTTTCTTTCTACCCCAACTCCAATTAAAATTGAGCTTTTTCATTTCGGTTGTACTATTACGTTAGTTTTTCCTTTTCTTATGTGATTACAGATTGCTTTACCGAATATAGAGTCATCTGCATATACATCCCCCTCTAGGTCTACATCTACTGTAGAATTATTAGCTCTATGCTTACCCATTGCAACTGGCCTACCTAAACCATCATATATGAAGGTATATGCTTCTTGAACAAAGAAAGGGTCTTTAACAGTAATATTATCTTCTCGAATATCCTGTTCAAGTCCCTCTACAATAACAGAACGGTTCTTTTGTGTAGTTAACCATCCTGGAGATTTATCTACCTCAGGTCTAGATTTACCTTTCTTCTTAAGCATTTTCTGATAATAATACAGTTTAGGATAACCTTCAGTTTGAAGAGCAGAAGTTACTGCTAATCCAACATCATTGGATTCTGGAGCAATGGTAGCAAAGTTAAACAAATGCCCTGTATCTCCAAGTAACCTTGCATACTTATCTACTGAAAGTCTACCTTTGAATACTGCTTGTTCTTCTCCTTGTTTATCCATGCAAGTAAATGCAGAGTAGTCAGAAGACCTACCAGTTGAAACGTCAGCACCAATGAAATATTCCTTATCTGGTGCTGGTTCTAAGAATTGCCGATATTGACCATTGAATCTTTTCTTAATAACCGGATAATCACTAAGACAGTCTTCGATAGCTTTTATGTCAGCTAAGTCGAAGACCGTATTTCCAGATGATAAGAAGTCACCATCAATTTCTTGTGCAGTTCTTTTGGTTCCCAAAGCAGAAGACATTTCATTGTACCAATTAATGTCTCGTTCTGGGTGCATTTGCCAATACAATCTGAGTGGGTTAAATGGATTCCCACCTGCAATAGCATCAACCCAAGTAGAATGGTAAAAGTTACCAACTCCATAAGGAGTGGAATTGATGATAGCAGCTCCACCAGTGGAAAGAGTAGGGAAAGCGGCTGCCCAGATTTGGGCTGCCCATCTAACTACTGCTGCTTCATCAATTACCAATAAGGATAGAGATTCCGAACGACCAGCTTCAGAAGACGTTGGGATAGATTCTATGAATGAGCCATTATCGAACTCTATCATTGATGCAGAACCATATTCTCCCGAACGACCATTTATAATCGGTGTCTGTAAATACCATGGCAGGTTTTTGTACATGAACTTAATCTTCTTTAGTACCTTCTTTGCTGTTGTGTCCTTGATTGAGATAATGTTAATCTTCTTGTTAGGATGATACATTGCCAACCATAGGCAGTACATAGAAATAAGCTCTGTAATACCTGCCTGTCTGAACTTAAGCAGAATATTGAAACGTTCTTTTACGAAGTTATACAGAACCGATTTTTGATACGGGTAAAGTTCAAATCTTACCTTTCCCCTCATAGGGTGTATCACATAAGTGAAAAGGCTAAAGTAAAAAACATCATTACTAACCTTAGCAAGTGTTGCTAGTTCTTCCCTTGTAAGAGCAGATGTGTTAGTTTCTATGTTAATCTTCTTTGCCATAATCAAAAGTTATATGTTACTGAAAACTCTAAGTCAGCTTTTATTCCCGAAAAGAACTTCGGATAATGAAAAGCATTTATACCAAGTTTATAATTGAAATTAGTAGTCTTGATTGAAAGGCCTGTCCCTATGTCTAACATTTGATTAAAGACCCTATATTTACCATAAACGTATGGACTTAGAGTTAGTTTTCTAATTCTTTTTTGAGTTAATTGACCTTCATACCAATTGTACTTATACTTATCTAAGTCCATGTTAAACATTCTCGTTGAATATGAGTTTGTTTCCTTGTTGAATAAACTTAGATTCAATTGGTTTTTATCCAAGGTAAATTGGACCAAAGAATCTTCTCTACTAATCCTATTCGAAGTAACCGCTGTTGAATCAGAAGCCTGGGGTTTAGTCGAATTGCTACTGTTTCGATAGAAGTCGTAGAGAAGAATTCTCTGGGGCTGAACCAATTGTGTATATGGTGATTGGGGCTTGAAGTTCTCTTTCAGTTTGATTGTATCAGGAATGCCAATGACCGATGAATCAGGAAGTTGTCTGATATATGAATTCAGTTTGTAATTCCTGAAGCAAAGGTAAATAGTAAATCCTAGTAGCAAAAGTACTAAGGCATTCTTTAGGTTTTTCTTGTTCATAAGCTAACATATTAATTATCAATGACTTGGCATTCAGTTGCCAAGAGTAATACATACTTAATCAATTCAAAATCAATCAGTTACGTTCTTGGCTTGTTCTCCTTCTCCCTTAACAATCCCTTTTCCTTTCAGATTAGAATTATGTTCTATTGGCTAATAGTCTAATAGCTATAGGTAAGCTAAACAAAAAAGAGAAAATATATAAAAGAGAAAAAATAAAAATTCAAGGTATCTGGGCCTTCTTGATACATCGCCTAAACCAAATCCCAACTTCATATACCGAACCTTTGGCAATGGTATACCTTGCTTTGTTTAACCAGTAAAGGTAATTCTCTTGGTCAATGTAAATCTTAAACTGTTTAGGAAATCCCATGATTGCCTTGAAATCATTAATCCCAAGAGGGTATCCATCAGGTCTAAATTGCCTATCTGCAGGTCTTAAAGTTAGAGGTGGTTTATCTAATTCTAATCGATATACTCCCGGGAGAGTACTCATCTTTGCAGTTTTAATGGGCCATTTCTTCTCTTGCTTGAAAGCACTATTCCATAATACTTGAATCTTCTCAACGGTCAGATTCTTCTTTTCCGGAAGCTTTCGATAGTCATACATTGCAAGGGTCTTTTCTATCGGAATGTTATAATTATTCCCGTAAGGAGATACAAAGAGTAAATCTCTAGTAAGTTTTGGAGTTTTTACTTGGAATACTTCATCAAAAGCATTCAAGTATTTCTTACCGGTTTTCTTATGCACTCCAATGACAATTAAACGTTTCCTTGATACTTGGGAGTTCCCATAGTCAGAAACTGATCTTTCATGAAAAATAAGTTTATAGTCCTTAAAGGTTTCCTCAAAGAATTCACAAGGAAGTAAAGATAGCAAACGAGGAAGATTTTCAATAAGAAAAATCTTAGGCTTATACTCTAATATTGCAGCAGTTACTAGATTTAAACTTCTGTTATCTTTGGGGTTACCCAATTCTTTTACCCTTGAAAGCCTCATAATGGATGATGCCCCACAGTCTGGAGATGATATAATAACATCTACTCTCTCCTCAAATTGAGGTAAGTTATATCCTTTGTAGAATGGTATATCACCAAAATTAGCTTTCCATTGCTCTTCACCTGGAGTATGGAATACTCCTCTTACTTCTATATTCCCAATCAGATGTTTCCTGAAAGGGAATAGTAAAGCTCCCTGGCCAGCGCATACACCTAATACTGTGTATCTATTTATGTTCATAAACTAAATATTTTATAATATGTATAAAGATATAATTTTACATGGTCTTAAAGTTAGAGTATTCGGTAATGGTAAGTCTATCTAAGTGTTCAGAAATAAATCCTGGGTTCCTTTAAAGTTTAAAGAATCCTACGGATATCCTTTAGTTACTCTAAAACATAAATCATTAAGAAAACATTATAAGGTATCAAGATTAGTAGCAATGGCTTATATACCCAATCCTAATAATTTACCAGTAGTAATGCACTTAAATAATATACGTACTGATAATAGAGCCGAGAATCTTAAGTGGGGAACTCAGAAAGAGAATACCCAACAGTGTATTCAAGAGGGTAGATTCTATTTTCATGGAGGTTATAATAAGATAAGTCCTCGTAAAATACGTAGAATAATCAGGTGTTTAAGATTACATAGATATACTACTATACGAGGACTTTGTCAAAAATTTAAGATATCTAAACCAGCCCTATACCGAATTAAAAAGACCTATTTCTTGTAGCTTCTAAGTTTTACATACTTAACCCAGGAATAATGTTTACGAGTTCGGATATACTCCAAGTCGTGGTCATTGTTATGGGCTTCTTCCTCGAAGCTTACATCATGGTATCTTTCGCTTTGTTTGTTCCACTTAGCAAAGAACATGATGATTAAGTACTCGATTGCATACCATAAGTAGTAGAATATCCACAACATCTCTTGCATTTGTTTGAGATGAATGTGCTCATGATTGTAATCATAGGTGTCAAACTTAGCACCTTTTCTCACAAAGACAATTCCGAATAGGTTCATTGCCTTGTATCCCTTGAAAGGGATGAATTTGTTGTAAATTACCTTCATTATATCTTGTTTTTAAAGTTTTCGTAAGCGTTTTTTAACTTCTGGTCATAGGCATTTTCAGCATAACCAGGACCATTATACTTCCGAGCAAAGCCTGCCCAGTCATGTTCTTTCAGATTTTTCAAGCAACTGGTATTATTCATGTAGTAATACATGAGTTTTAACTGACTTTCATGAGATTCCTGCATCTTTTTGACGAAATCAAAGACATTTTTACACCCACAATAGGCAAAATTGAAGCCCATAATCTGAAACATTCCCCAAGAAGCTGACTTTAGAGCACATTCTTCATCAATTTTCTTGGCAATTTCGAGTCTTTTGTACTCATGAGCTCCACCAAGATACTTAGATTTGTCCCATTTCGGGAAACAAATGGTAGGATAACTCTTTTGAGCAGCAACTGCCTTGTCCAAACCGAATTTGTTCTTGATTTCCTTGTACATAATGTGACCTTCGAATAGAATTTGAGGTCTACCATCTACTAAAAATCCATCTCTGCCTGCTGCTTCTACCAGTTGTACTGCTTTAAGCAAGGCTGGTTCTAGTCCCAAATCATTGGCTAGAGCCACAATCATTTCATTAGTTAACTTATCCATAACGTTATATTTTAAAGTTCATTAAAGATTAGAAAGTATTGCTGAATACCATACTTAGGAGGGTTCTTTAGGTTCTATTATCCTATATAATTTAATAATGTAGAAATATGGAAACTGAAAAATGTCACCTATGCAATGAACCTATCGACTTGCATCAGTACGAATTATCTAGGGCAATCCCTAAAATAATGGAAGCCAAACAACTTTGCTTTCATTGTGCTTTCTGGCATAACATTAAAGAAGAAGATGATAAGGTAAGAAAGGATTTTTCGATGGAAATCCTCCCATTAATCACTCCGGATTATCGTCATTACACTATCCATCTTAATTCCTTATGGATAGAAGTTGGTACTTTCAGAAGAGAACGTATTAAAACTTCAGAAAATTACATTGCTATGCTCACCGGAGATAATTCCATGATTATTAACTCATATAACAATTGGGGATTCCAGGGCATAATTCCAGAACACTCTAGAGGACTTTTTACTCCAAATGGAATAATCCTTACTCCTGTAGAACTTATGGAACTCTTAAGTCGCAAATCCTTTACCTCAGAGGATTTAAAATTTATGATTCAAAATTATACAGATAATAAATAATTTCGTATATTTGCATAAACTAATTAATAAAGATATGAAAAAGAACAAAGAAACCAAAAAGCTAAAGGAGGGTGAAGAAGTCATTTTCTCTGACGGCAAAACCTTAATGGAGAAAGTAAAGGTAGAATCTATCGACAAGAAGGGTGGGTTTGCAATCCTGAGTAACAAAGTAAAGGTATCAAGAACACTCGGACCAGATGGGAATTATACCAGATTAGATGGTAAGCAAAGTGTTATCCTACCTCTATCGGATAAATCAGAATTGGATTACCAGGCATTCAAATCCTACTTCTCAATCAAGAGAAACCTTGAACTAATCGAATCCAAGATTAAGGATATGAAGGACAAAGACTTCAGTGAACTAATCGTAGAGTTAGATAAGAAGATATCCAAAATCGTAAATAAATACTTCGAACAATGACTCTATGGATTATCTTGGGTATAATATATGCTATCTGTATTATACCTGCCTGGTTTATGACCAGAGTGATATGCTCAATGCACCGATTAACTAGACCGGGATTCCTATTCCTAACTATCTGGTTAATTATGCCACTATTTCCGATATACTTTATAATAACTTATATAAAAAAGAAACATGAACAGAGAGATTAAGACTAAGAAGGTTGGTAGGCAAAAGAAGCTTACCAATCCTTGCCCAGTAATCAAGGGAGAGACAGAAGTAATGGTGGGAAGCCCAAGATGTATTACCTGCCAATGGTTTGAAAGAAAATTAGAGAAGGATGGAAAAGCCTACGTTCACTGCAATCGATTATAATTCCAAAGAGAATAAGGTAATCGAAGAAAGGATAAGAAATTACTATCTTCCAGTAAAGAATACATTTGAAGCAGTCCTATATGGAAGGCTTAATATACCCGATTCTCCAAGAGGATTATGTGCTGACCTAATTGATGTAAGCAGAACTATCCGTAGAGAATTTGCATTAGTCGAAGAAGTTTTCCTATGGAGACATGTAATTAAACCATGGTTCACCCCACAAAGGTTTAATATCAAGATAGTATACTTTGGTTATTATAACCCTACCATCATAAAATTGCAAGGAGAAGGATTAAGAATTGAAGGTAGGATATGGTATAGAATGCCATTAGAAAACCTAGAAGGACATGAATACTTTCTAGGAACAGCATTCTGGTTTCCTATATCTAAGGAACATAATGATAACCGTATTAAAATACTAGAGTGTGCCTTAGAGGATTTAGAGAGAATTAAAAGAGAGGGAGAACCAGAGCTCCCTCCTCTTACATTTGAAGAACCTAAAATATACCCATGATGGAAGATTTAGCAAAGCTTACCAAAGAGGAAGAGGAAATCCTTATGCTTACCGAAGAGATTTGGAATAGGTTTTTGGCATTACCTATCAATCATCCGATGGAGGCAAATGAGATAGCGATGAAGATACATGATATCCAGAGGATGATTATATCTAGGCCTGGATTTAGGATGAATCAAGAAATGTTTAGGCAATATGGTAACGGTAACTGTAATAAAGGATGATGGCAATAAGAGAATCCTAAGATGTTCTGAAGGCAATAGGATTTGGTATCGGCTATGGATTAATCCTAAGGATATGATGAGAATAGAACCATTATTAGAGGGAGGAGATAGGATTTGGATGGAAGAACTTGAGATGTATTATATTTTCTTCTATGAGATAAGAAATGGTAGAAGGGTTTTAGGGAAGGATAGGATTAAGGAGATATTAGATATCCTTTTATAGGATAAGTTGCCAGGGATATTAGGTCTCTGGCTTCTTTGTGTGTGCATGTGTGGTTCTAGGTACCTCTTAATACGAGGAGCGATTTTTGTGTGGTAGTTTTAGGGCCGAACGGTTACGTTAAATTTAACATTCAAAAATAAAAAGTAAGGGACAAACATTTTTATTTGTCCCTTTCAATTTTAAATTAATTCAATCAAAGTAACACATGTATCTTTGTTTTGCAAAACAAATAATTCGCTACTATCGTCTTTTCTTGAATAGATATTATAATAATCTGATTCAATTATTTTTTTGTGTCCGTCTTGCAAAAGCATTTTATCTAATGTTTCAAACGTTTCATTTAAACGCTTTTCTGTTTCTTCTTCGTCTTGCAAAGATTCGCTTTGCATATCTAAAACAGAAATATTTATCTTTCCGTCACTCTTAGAAATCGAATGATTTAAAAATTTCTTTAATAGTTCTTTGTTCATATCTTTAAAATTTTAAAAAGGGAAAGATTTAATCTTTCCCTTTGCAGTTAGTTACTTGAAATTCTTAACAATATTCAAACCTTTTGTAAGAACTTCTTTTTTTGTGTCCTTTGTATTTTCGCTTGCAATAGACGCAAAAGAAAAATCATGAATTTTATAAACTTGCTTATAAAAATCGTTGAAAGCTGAAACAAGTGTTTTTAATTCATTTTGTTTCTTTTCTTCTTTTGCTTTGCAAATCGAATCAAGCAAAGAAAAAGTTGTATTTCTTAACTTTTTTCGGTATGCTTTTTTTTGCTTTTCGTTCAATTCAGCAAACAGAGATTCAATATAAATTTCTGTTTTCTTTCCTAAAGAAGTTTTTAAAAGTCCGTTTGTTTTTTCATTAAGATTTTTAAAAATGGAATCAACTGAAATTTTAATAGTGCTATTTGCTTTTGCTTTTGCAGTTGCTTTTTTTGCACTAACTTTGTTAATTTTGTTGTTCTCAACTTCTTTAACGTTCTCAACTGATACTAAATTTTTTGTTTCCATAAAATAAATACTTATTTGTTTAAGTTTATATTATTATATCCTTTTCTCATAACAAATAAGATTATAAGAAAAGAGAAAAGGAGTAATTAATTTTATGTTGTTTCAAAATGTCAAACGATAAAATACTATCAATACAAAAGTAGTTTTTATCTCTCTTTCTGTATTACAAAAATACAAATAAGTTTTTAATTAGCAAAATTTTTAGAGAATTTTTTCTTTAAAAATAGTTAATCAAAATTTTAAATATCTCTTTGCTTTTTCAACACTACAAAGATAAGAAATATATTTTAATCTACAAAACATTTATAGAAAAATTTTCGAGAAATATTTTAAAAATTATTTTTAATAATTTTGCATGAAAAATTTGCAAGTAGGTTTTAGGGGTTTGAAAGGTGGGCATTGTTGTGGGCATTAGATATAGGTATATTGATGGATATAGGGAAGGGGTTGGTATAGGACCACTTTAGAAAAAAGAAGGCCCCATACAGTCCGGTAGATATTATCTGTATATTATATCATATAAGGCCATTAGGTGACTAGCAGGCTTTTATACCAATGCCCTGGGCCATCCATGGAGTCCTAAAGAACTAAGGCCTATATTAGGACATATGTAAGCCTTAGCAAGTCCCATGATGGCCTACATAGAAAGGCTTAAGAAAAAGCCCAGTACCTAAGATAGGTTGGGCTTATAAGGTAACATAGTTAGCGAGATTTGAATATAGCTATCAAGGCAACTATAGCAGGAGATAGCATAAAGAGTAAGGCAAGTATCATTGTAATATTGCCTTGTAAGGCCTGAGATAAAATATATAGAGCTCCCATAGCGATTAGCAGGAATAGATGTCGGTTATGATAAATGTATTGTTAACGTAATTGATAATAGGTTCGCATTGGTCATTGTTTTCGCAGAATACATTGTATAAGGCAGCCTGGATATATTCGATGTCGGCATCTGAATAGGTAGTGCCAGTAGTGAAGACCCAGGTATGAGTACCTTTATAATCGGTAACCGTAGAAGTAATCGAAGCAAGATATAACCGGTATACCTTAATAGAAGTCTTTTGAATGGCTTCTAGGATAGGAATGATATATTCTGAGTAACCCATAGAGTCATCGATAATGGAATTGTCATGGCCAGTAGAAATGATTACCAGGTCCTTGGCCATAGGATAATAATAGGCAATAGGGTAATTGTTACCGCAAAGGATGTTGTTTGCATTAAATTGTACTGTTTTCATATCTTTATATTTTTAATTGTTTATAGTGCAAATATAATGCTTTTTATTTATTTATGCAAATCCTACTGAGGCCCATAATGGATAAAGTATTAGAGCTCTAATACTATAAATACGTATCTCTCTATCAGTACTCTCTCAAAAGAAGTATCTCTTCTAGCAATCTAAAATTTCTTTTTAACTAACTACAAGGGCCATTAATAACATACTTACTAGTTTTAGGTACCCCTAATGGCCTACATTTTTATATAATTCCAATAAATCCTGGGGCCATGAATGGTATATTTAATTGCCTAAATCCTACAAATCCGATTGCCTTTTTTATATACATATATTATATAATAAGCGGCCATTAGGGGTCTAGGATTTATCGGATTTAGGTACCCCAATGGGCTATTGTTGGGGGCCTTTTAGGCAATTGGTTATATAGCCTTAGGACCTTGAGACATATGTGTTAGATAGCTCTGGGGTATGGTGGTTGTATAGTGGTAGGGGGGCTAGGCCTAGAAGTTTGCCTTAATCCCAACACCCCCGGAAGGCCTTCAATATTATATTAGTTATATGTATATTGATTATATGATTGGTGATATTAGGTATGTGTATTATGTAACATAGTTAGGCCCAGTATGATTTTGTTTATTGTTCATACTGGGCTTTAGTATTTATTTTGATATTTGTTTTGTTTGGTGGGTTAGTAGTTTGGTATTCTTAGGATTAAGGTCTCTAATAGGATTAATAGGATTATCTGTGGGGTTATGTATATGTATTTTTGTTTGTTGGTGGGGCTTGGTATTTGATGGTATACCTCTTGCTCCTATGTATTAGGCTTAGTGAGGTATATATTATTAAGGCTATTAAGAGTAAGGCTTTCATTTCTGTTTGGATTTTAATTTGTTTTGGGTACGTAGGTGCTTGTTGAAGGTTGCACCTGAGTCTGTGTAGTAATTGGGATTTGGTTTACCTGGAGTAGGAAAGTGTTCATTCCATTTATCCTGGTGAGGTATGTATACTTGGTTCTTGGGTTTCTTTTTCATTTCTGTAGGGATATTTGGTATTCTTTGTAGTTAGTTAGTGGGTTGTACCAGAAGTCTAAGGATTTCAGGTATTCGGATTTGGTTCTCCTAGTTACGGTAAAGGATATTTCTAGTTCCTTTATTCGTAATGTCCTTAGGTTTATGTCTTCTTGTTCTAGGAGTTCTTCTAGGTTCTCTAAGCTTTGAAGGATATGTGTCCTAAGGTTATCTATAAGCAATTGGTTCTTTTTCATTTTAGTATGGCAGTTTTGAATTCGATTGATGTAAGCTCTTGGGTCTCTATTTTTACGATTTCGAAGTATTCCTTGATACCTTGTAGGGAATAGAATTGTAATACTCCTCCGTCTCCATATTCAGCATTTACCTGGTCTATGATTTCCTCATAAGCCTTGTCTTGGTTATCATTTAATGAATGGTAGATATCTTGGACTTGGCCCTCTTCTACGATTACTAAGGTTGTGATTTTTAGTTTCATTTTCCGTAATGTTTTAGTTCTTGGTTATACTTTGGGTATTTGTTCTCGTAGTAGTCATAGAGATATTGGTATTCGTCATCTCCTGACCAGCAATCAAGGAAGTAATCATATTGGTCCTCGGTTGCCTGTGATGGATGTATGTGCAATGTATATTTGCAGTAGTGTTCCCATACTGTTTTAGGTTGGAATTTATTAGTTGGGAATGCCATGACTACTAGAGCCATGGCAATGATTGAGGCAAGGATTGAGGTAGATTTTAATGTGTCCATAATTTTAAAATTTTATTGATTAATACTATTTTTTATTTCGATATGCAAATATAAGAATAATAATTAATATATGCAATAACCCAGATTACCTACTGAAGCCTTATTAGGTCAACTATTTCGATGGATGAGTATGGCATACCTATAAGTTCTGAAAGTATCCTTTTAGTATGATATACATGAAGGTGGTTAGGATTTAGTTTTACCCTTGGGAATATTAGATATGGCCTTAGTTCCTCAGTTCTATAGGTTATGATTAATTCCTCGCAGAACTTTTCGTTTTGGCAATCGAAGGATACTAAAAATTTGGACTGTTCTAGCATATTATTAATATTAAGCAATGAGTATTCTCATAAGTTAAAGGTTCTTCGCTAGTAGGATGGGAGGATGCACCCATTATTAGGATAATTCCTCCCATGACTAAGATAAGTATAATATTAGGCTTCATGTAATTCCTGATAGGTTGTACATAAGTCCTCGATTAGGTTCTCGATAGTATCCTCCCAGGAATCGTACCCGTCAAGGTTATATTCCCCGGCAAATACGAAAAATACGTCTCCGAATATTAGCCGGACTGTTTTATCTGTAAGATCCTCATCCTCGTCATATAGTTTGTTTTCGGTTTCATTATCCAAGTCCTCGTCTCCATTGAGTAGTATATCGGATATTTCTGATAAACGTTTGAGATATGAGTTAAGAGTTTCAAGGTCCTCTTGGGAACGTGTCTCTTTAAATTTAAGATAAGTTTTTGACTGTGACATAGTTAGGCCTCCTCTGATTTTAATGGTTCGGCAATTACTGATAAGAAACCTTCAGGGTATAATGTATATAAGATACGGTACCCGGGTTCATGTGGTGGTAAGAATACATTAAGTATATTCCTGAGCAATGGATAAAGTTTCCATTGGTTATCCTCTAGAAATTGATTCCATTCGGCTTTTTCTGTATCATAGTTAGCTGATAGTTGAATATGGAATCTTGGATTTTCCTCGGATAGAGGAGTAAATACGTTGGTGACTACCTCGATTTCGTTTGATTCCTTTTTGTATTGGGTAATTGGATACCAGATACCTTCGTTTTTCCATTGATTGAGCTGGAATATTGTCATCCCAGATTCAAGTAAGTTGGTGAGTTTGTAAAGATTAACCATGTTGTTGTCTATTTTAAAATGAATAAATATATTTTTATTTCGATATGCAAATATAAGAATAATAATTAATATATGCAAATATAACTGAGGTAGAGGCAGGCTCTTAGTTAGGTTAGAGTCCTGCCTCTGGGATAGATATGAAAACAACTGGTCAATCGTCGTTAAGGGAACCCTCATTTAAAGTTTCATTAAGTACCTCATTAAGGAGTTCTGCACGTTGTTCTTTTGATAGGCCATCCAGTGTTCCTTTGATTCTCTCCTTTAATGCCTTTTTAAGAGTATTTTGGTACTGATTGATAAAGGTAATTGAAGAGATTGGTACTGGTATGAGTACTCTCATTTGTGTAGTATAATTACATGTATTTAGTAATTCTGATAACTCCTTACGGTTATCCAAAGCATGTTGAATGACTATAGCAATCACATCTGGTTGTTGAACATCCGTACATCCTGAAGCATATCGTACAATCCTATCAAAAGATGCTTCAGTGATATCAATGGGCATTCCATTTAAGAATGGTTCCCTGAAGTCAGGGTCCATGGTTTCTGTTTCTAAAATAGCTCTGATTTTCATAATTATTCCTCCACTTCTCCTATTCCATTAGCAAGTAAATAATCGTAGTACAAGTGTACGTTAGTATCTCCATAAGTCCTAATGTAGGATTCAGCATCCTCTGGGTCTGCTGAGACCCAGGGGTATTCTTGTATTTGTGCCTTATGCAATTGTAAGGCAAGTTCTTTTAATTCTTGTTCATTCATGGTATTCTGAAGTTAAGTTGATAAATCCAATTGTTTCTGTCTAGCTTGGTGAATGATATAAATTGTCCATCACCATCGGTAAAGTTTTGCATAAATCGTACGCAGCCCGTAGCAATGATATTTTCTCTTAGTCTGTCTACTGTTACCAAGCTTTCGAATGTGAAAGTATAGTAGCAAGTTTCATATACCCAGATTTGATTGATATCGATGCAAGCTAGTTGGTAGTTATCGTATACCTTACTGAGTAGTTCAAATAGGTTTTCCTTTAGCATTTCATTTTCCTCCTCTGTAAGAGAGAAAGTGTTTTTGTTATTGATAAACCTTTGAAGTACCTCTTCCAGGTTCTGGATAGAGGATTTGGATGCTGTTGTTTTCATATTTTTATTGTTTAATTATTACACTACAAATATAAGAATTTTATTTTAAATATTACTATATTCTTACTTTTATTTTATAATAGCTGAGGTTCTACACACAAGAAAAGGCAGTGGGTTAGACTGCCCTTTAAGAAGTTCGATTAAAGTTTTCTTCGAAGTTTGTCAATAACTCCTTCGGTAAATTGTTTTACGAAAGCTGGGTCAGGTTCTGAACTACCTGGGTTGAGTTGTCTCCAATGAAATTTCATACTGGTTCTTAGTTCTCGAGCCAGGTTGTCAGCAGATATGTCAAAAGCCTCCTCGTAATTGATAATCTGTATGAGAGTCCTTACGCATTGGCCCGCATCTCCAAGAGGAACTTTTTGTTCAATCATTTCGAATCCTTCTTCGTAGATTTCTACTGTATCAATGTAGATAGTATCACAGTGTTGAAGAGCATTGATTAAGTCTATTGTATTGACTTTATCATCGTCACTCATTTCGTTGGCTATTCTGAAAGCCTCAGTGAAAGCATCTAGGATTCCCTGCATATCGGGGTCCTGTTCTTTAATTGGAATACGTCTAATGACTCCTACCTGTTCGAAGGTTAAGTAATACTTGGTTTGCATAGTTATAAAATTTTAATAGTTTATTAATTCGATACAAATATAAAATATTATTCTTATATCTGCAAAAGAATTAATAAACTATTTAATAATTACTGAGGTAAAGCCCGGAATCTGTTTAAGTCCCAGTCGTACTTCCTGTCTCCCTTGTTAGTAAATATCCAAAGATAATGGTCTTTGTATTCCTTAGCAACGGTATTATACTTAGAAGTCTGAATAATGATACGATTTGGTTCATACTCAATTAATTCAGCATGTACTGTAGATATATGATGACTTTCGAGATTAAGTTTGGCTCTGAAGTCTTTAAGAAACTCATCTCGGTTTACACCATAATTATCTCCCACGAATTTAATGTAATCGTCTTCTACCTGTTTTAACATGGTAGATACTTTGAATCTAAATTTGTTCATCTCTATTATTTTTGAGGGTTTGTAATTTCTCTTTCATCTCTTCGGCACATCTGGTAATGATATTAGTTACTGTTACCATACATTCATCATCTACGAAGGACATGATGATATCCATACATTCATCAAAGTAATTACGAATAGCCTTGGGATTATTCCAAAGCACATCCCAGTTCTTGTAGTAATTGAATCTGATAATCTGTATGTATTCATCTATGGTTACTTTTCCTTCTGGTAAATACCCATATACCTTAGAATACATACTCTTGAAGTTATCTTCTATCTCTGGATTCAACTGGAACTCAGAGGGCATACCCTCATAAAATGATTGGTCAGGTATATAGTATCTGAAAGCAAATTCTTTGTCCGTTCGAGATTCTATACCCGGATAAGACATAGCAAATAGTACCGGTATCTTATAAAGTAATAAGTCTGGTACTCTATCATATACCTTATAATGTCGTTGATATTCCCTGTAAGCCTCTACCCAGATACGGTCATCATAGATATGAAACTCATTGAGCAATGTTTGTACTCTACCTTGAAAGGTTTGAAGATAACTGCTAAGAGTAATGTTATAGCAATTCTCTAAGCCTTCTACTTGTCTTAACTTAATGAAGTCAGAGCATTTGATGACTCTGAGTTTCTTTTTCTTTCTGAAGAATTTGAACATGTTGTTAAAATGTAAAGTTAATATATACGGTTTGAGAACCTTTCACGAGTTTTTCATGATTAGTATCATCGAATTTCCAGCAGGAGTATTTACCAGCTAAACGGTTATATTCTCCTCTGACCCATACTGGTGCAGTATCCGAGGGTTTGAGTCTAAAGTAAGTACCCTGATTAATGTTCTTAATCTTAGTCTCCTTGTGTTCTTGGTTGAATGTTTCCATATTTTTGTCTATTTTTAAAATTGATATGCAAATATAATTCTTTTATTTTTAATATGCAAATCTGTATATACACAACTGAGGCCACCAATAGTAGGTAGCCTCTTTAGTTATCGTCTTTTGTTAAGGAATGATGATGCAATTGAAGGAACTTCTTCTGCTTCTATTATTTCCTCATCCAAGTACCTATCCATTTCTGGGTCTTCCTCATCTGGGTCAATCCTCATTTCTATCTCCCTACGCAATTCATGATGTTCTTTAGAGGATACTTCCATTGCAGCCTTATAATTATCCGTAATCTGATTAAGTTCTTTCTTGTTCAGATTAAGTCCTTCTTTAGAGGTATCTACTCCTTCTTGCTTGGTAGCTACTACTTCAGGTAGGCTATTGATGTCATACTTCTCTTCCAATAGTTTGGCCTCTTCAGTCTTAGATAGAACCTTCTGAGATTCTAATACAATTGTTCTTGCCTCCTCTATAGAGATGGTATCTACTGGAGCACCAAGGTTATTCTGTTGATTGAATTGATTGAATATATTGGTTGTATTGCCTCCTGTAAGATTACGGATAATAGATTGCAAGGATGTAGAGGATTCCAGTTTAAGCTTCAATGTCTTATTTACCTCAGCGGATATAAATGGAGTATATTTACCTCCCTGGGAATCCCTTAATATCTGAAGTTGATGAGATATTTCCATACGGTCCTCTAAGGCCCATGCTAGTTGTTCTCCCATTAATGCTTGCAGTAATTCTTCTTGTTTATCTCTATCCCAAATCTTAGATGATAATAATCTATCTCTCATAAAGATACGTACATACTCTGTATCAATCCCTAATCTGTTAGAGAATGAATTGATATCATAAGTCACTCCACATAGGACTCCATTTCCCAAAAGCCATTGATTAATAAGGTAATTCTGTACCTTAATCAAATCCTCTGGATTACCACTTTTCTGATATTCGAGTATCATTGCAGTAGTACCCAGAGGACGTGGGAATCTTACTATTTTATCTTCTTTTGCCATACAAATAAGCCTTTCTTATATCTTTAGATTCATCATAACCTATTAGCTCTAGTTTATAACATACATAGCAATTGATACTAAGGTTATAGAAATAGGCCTTATAGATTTTACCTTTCACAAACAAATTAAAGGTTTCACCCGAGATGTGGTCCCGGGTGAATATTAATTTGTCACATTTACCTATCGGAATATTAAGGCTAAGTTTATAATCTCCGGCCTTAAATTTATTTCCGTGTAGGTCTAGGATTTCTTTTGCCATAATTGCCCTTTTTACGGTCCGATGGTAATTTGTCTTGTTTATCGAGGTTATTCCTTTTCCTTTCTTCGATAAACTTCTGAATTTCGGGGAATAATCTTTTCCTTAAAGGAACTACCTGGGTTGCAAAGAAGGCATTCCATAACTTCTCCGAGAATGGTTCTCCTATCTTTAGCTTTGAAATACTCCAGAACTTTTCTTGGAAATTCTTCACTATCTCCTTGAACCGGTAGTAATATATATGCTTGGTCTCCGAGTTAATGCCAATGGTAGTAGTTTGGCAATATTCTAGAAACTCTTTACCAAGTTCGGAAATAAACTCTTCCCTTTTAAAGTCATAATTCTCTTGGTCGAGTTTAAACTGTTTAACGTAATCTATTGCTTCCATATATTTACTCTTTAATTGTTTCTAAAGGATAAGCCTTTAGTGTTACTTTCTTGGTTGCATCCTGGACCTGAAATAAATATCCTCGGTAATTATCCTCATAATAGGAGGACCAGATTGCTTCCTTTACCCTGTACCAATCTAAAGTCTTGGCACCTTTGGGGATTCCTGTGATTAATAACATATGAGGGTTTTCTCCCACTTGAATGTTAAAAATATCCTTGCCATCAAAGTTACCTATTACTACATAGTCCGGAAAGGTAGGATATTCCTTTAATTTAGGATAAGGTACACCCAAACTATCTACTATGGTTTCAGGCTCTATGATTTGATTCTGAAATCGGATATTTAGTTTCGATTTACCTATGTATAGGTCTTTGACTATATTCGTGAACATATGTAGATTATTATATGGGTTATACCTTGGTCCTTGAAGTTATTTAGGTTAGTTGCCTTTTCCTCAAGTTTCCTTAGTGTCTTTCTAGAATCTGTACAGATTCTTCTGGTTGGATTTCTAACCAGCATCAGAATATTCTCTAGTGCAGGTTGCAAAGCATTAACTGGTCCTGCATAAAGTATCTCATGCTTCTTCCCACTAATTACATTGTATTGGGTTTTATAGGCATACTTACCTTTGATATAAGTTACCTCAACCTTTTCTATTTCTTCTTTTCTTATGTTTCTTACCATAACCGTCTTTATTTACATAATCTGATATTTCGTCTAATTGTCCCAAGAGTAATGCCTGCACAAATATTGGTACAGGCCTGAAAAAGAAGTTTCTTACGTTACTGGTGTTAATATACCAGTCGTATACAATAAAGAACTTCTTAATCTTCCTATGTTTAAGTGAACGTTGAACTAAGTAGGTTTTAACGCATCTCTTATGCAACTCCACCAACTCCTTGTCTTGCTTTAATATCTCCTTTGCGGAGAATATAGTGTAATCCATTTTTTATACCTTTAGAAGGTTAATACAATGAGGAAGGTACTCTGATATTGGGTACCTTCCCTGAGAGGTAAAATCAAGCAACTTGTTCTGGCTTAAGGACTTTATTCCTGAAGTCCTCATATGCCTTGGCAGCTTTCTTGTATTCTTTGGAGTTTTGGTCCTTGATACGGAACATTTCCCGTTCAAGTCTGTGAAGTTCATTACGAGTTTGTTGTCTCCATTTCTTCCGGGCCAGTGTATCGGTTACATCCTCTGGGTATACATATTTTACTTCCCGGTTGGAGATTACCTTTTCGATGATGGAGGGTTTCTGTTGTTTTTCAACATCTTTTACTACCTCTGCTTTTTTAGAGGTTTTCTTTGTTGGTTTGGGTTCTTCCGGAGTAACCTGAACCAATTTGGCACCTGCAAATTTCTTGGCAGCTTCTTGGGATTCCTCTACCAATTGAGCCTTGGTCTTTTTAGTTCCTTGGGCCTTAGTAGTTTTAGACTTGGATGTAGCATCCTTAATTCCTTCTAATTGTTGAGCAACTTTGTTACCGATAAGGTTAGCAACCTTGTTTTCATTCTTTTTCATAATGTCTATATTAAAAATGTTTATAAATGAATTAATTTCTTTATCACATTGCAAATATAAGAATAATATTTTATATAGCAATAAAATAAAAAGAATATTTTTAAATAGCTGAGGTTAATCGGCTAAGAAGTCGAAGATCTCTGGAGCATAATCTATCTCGTTTTCTGGGTCTGATAAATATTCGTCCAGGTTTTCGTTATAATAATCGAGTTCTGATTTAGCCTTGGGAGCAGGTACAAAGGGTATACATTTTTCTGGGTATTTCTCTGCAAACTTAATGGCATCTTGATAAGTTAATTTCTTATCAGTATAGAATTTAACCCAGGTATGGGAGTATCCCACTCCTTTTCTAGTAACTTCATATTGTTGATATCCAGAATTACTTATCTGGTAGATTTGATTCTCTGGAATGATTTCTGTTTCTACCTGATATTCATAGATTCTTTTTCCGAGTTTGTTTGCCATTTCCTGGATTGAATCCATTAATGACTTAGGCTTATCTGCAAATGAGAAACTGTATTTAGTTTCTGGTACATCGTTCTTTTTAAACGACGGAGCAGGATTTATCCTGCTTGCATCGGATGTAGGTTTTGAGCCTATAGCCAATCCAATTAGTATAAATCCTGCTAAACCTATGATAGGTAATTTTCTAAGACCTGAGTTCATAGCCTGTGGTTTTAAACTTGTTCCTGATATTAGAAGAAACGTATTTACCCTTGGACTCTGCAAAATGTAATTCATTGTAGATTTCTTTAGGTACACCATCATAGCAATAAACTTTGTTGCCTTTGAAAGCAATCCAAAGTTGTTTGTTTTTTGAGTCGTATCCGTAGCCTTCAACGTTTGAGGATTCACAAGGAATCATTTCAACTCCCGTGTTCAATTCAACTGATTCTAAGTATTCGTTCTTGTCCATAATTAAATTAAAGTATTAATGTTAGTTCAGGATGAAATTTATTGGTTTCTCTATGTAATAGTTCCCATGCTCCGTAAACTCCTTGGGATAAATCATGTATCCATTCGTCCTCCATTTTGAATAGGATATGAGAACAGATATATAATTGATATTCGTTCAAAGTCTTTATCAATTGAGGCATATCGTATATCTCTTGATAAACCATGATATGATGATTGACTGAATCAAGCATCTCTTCATTGTTTATCTGTAACAACTTCCTGAGTAAATCGGGTTCTGTTGTAGTGATATTGTTTTTGATATTAGTCAATGCCTCAATTTGAATCTGAGCAATGTTCTTTACTACCTCTTTGGTTTCTGCATCCATTTTTAATATTTATTTTCGTTATACAAATATAAGAATTTTATTTTAATAAATAATACTCTTTTATTAAATACTGAGGTAGAGGATGTCTATCTAGAGATAGCTTCTTCGATTTTCTGTTTTACTGAGTCGGGGAATATTACATCTTTGTACCATCTCATGAAGAACTTAGAAGGCTTTTTCTCTGGATTGAGAAGTAATTGTCGTTGTTCTGCAGAGAACTTTAATCGTTCTTCCTCAAGCATAAACTTAGGGAACTTTGTGAACTCTGCTTGAGAGAAGGATATTGTTTTCTTACCAACAGAGGCCCTTAACGGTTTCTTCCTTTCTTTATAAAGATACGGAACAATTTTCTTCGATGGTCCACCAAGGATACTAAAGCCGAAGATGACCATTGGGTCGAATTTATCTGCCTTAGGATCTTTGGCACGTTTAATACATCTTGCCATCCAGGAGTATGAGTTAGGATATTGCTTGTTGTCAGTGGCTTCTCCCACATCTTTACTGTTGAATTCGAATCCTGGGAAATGAAAAAGAAAGTCCTCTGTAAGAATAAAGACAAATCCTAATTCCCTTAGATACTTAATAATCTCTTGTTGGCTCTTACCTTCTTCAACCATTTTCTCTACATCCGCCAGAATATCTTCTCTTGGTGATTCAGTAAGTTGTTTACTCCCAGTAGAAGGTCTTCCTCTTCCCACTGAGGGTTCTTTGATTGGTAAGTTACCTACTAGCTTATCTAAGTAATTCTTAAAGTTCTCGACATCTTGTTTATTTGTAAGAGTTACCTCTATTCTTATTGGTCCCTTATGTTGTACTTTTGGCCCTGAATTCATTTCTGTATACGCATCTACCAATCTATCTTGAATATAGGAGCCATTATCTTCAAGTGTGGTGATACGCAGTTTGGGTTTATATGTTTTTTCTTCCATAAAGTCTTAGTATTAAAAAGAAAGGCCTGAACAAAAGTGATTTGCCAGGCCTTTACATCATTAACGAATACTTAATAAGATATGAGATTAATCTTCTTCTTTTTTGGCCTTCTTGTCCTTTTTATCTTTGGCCTTCTTGTCCTTCTTTGCAGGAGCAGCCTTTTCGGTGGCTTCTGCCTTTTCTTTCTTTTCCTTCTTGGATTTTTCTTCCTTCGGAGCTTTACCGGCAGCCAGTCTTCTCTGTTCCATACGATATTTTTTCTTTTCATCGGAAGTCATTTCTCTGCCGTCGATGAGAGGATAATCGTATTTGGTAACTCGGCCAGCAGATTCCTTCTTTTCTTTTTTCTCTTTTTTCTTTGAAGCCTTTTCATCTTCTTTGGCTTTTTTCATTTTTACCAATTTGGCTTCGTTCTTTAAATCCTTTTCAGGATACTGGGCAGCGACTTTGTCTCTTTCCTTGTTGAGCTTATTCAAGAGTTCAGTAACCTTTTTACCATGTTTCTTGTCTTTTGACCAATCCTTTTGAGGGTCCAAGTTGTTCTCTTTGAGATAAGCATCCAATGCCTTTTTAGCCTTTGAAAGTTCCGGAGTCTTATTAGCCGGTTTGTCTTTCTTCTTGTCTTTCTTCATGTTTCTAAAATTTTTTAAGTGGATTGAAATTTCCTTAGTAATTATCCATAGTTATAATATCCTAATCGAAGTAGGGATTTCCTTAATTTCTAGGATTTCTATACTTGCATTTTCAAGAATGGCTCCAAGTTCTAAGGCATCCTTTATCTCTTGCTCAGTAAGATTGACAAAAGTTTGTTCTGCAACCATTTCTCGTCCATCTGAATAATTAACATATTTAAACTTTACAGTACTGATAGTACCTTTTAGTTTTTTATCTAGCCTACCCTTAAAATCCTTAAGCCTACGTTTAAGATATTGAAGGTGAATAACATGGGTTTGATATTTACCTCTCTTATGAGGAGGAGTAACCTTAATCATATACCGAGTATATTCCATATCTTTTAATACGGCTTGAATACCCTGTATGATGGTTCTTAAATTCATTTCTTCCATGATGGTCTTGGTATTGGTTTATTTTCGATTGCCATTTCGGTTAGCATTTCTTTGGCTTCTTTAATAATTAATTCAGAGAGTTCCCTTTCTTCATTCGATAAGGGAGGGTCCATATCTTTATCTTCTAGTGCATTAGTATAATTCTGAATAAGATTATCTAATGCAAGAATAGTTATATTCTTTCTGATTTCTCTTTTGTCTTCCATAACCTATAAAATAAATAAAGCCTACTACCTTCTCAGGCAATAGGCTCCCAACATAATTTTTGAAATACTAATAAACTATGCAAACCATTAGCGATGTTCTCGCTAATAAGTAAGGGATAGAAGTTTAATCTTCGTCTCCGGCTTCCTCTTCTTCGCCCTTAGCCTTTTTAGCTTTCGGGTTACAGATAATACCGTGTCCTTTTTTGGATTTTACGGTTAGATTGCCCGGTACGAATGTTACGGATGTAGAAGTTGGTTTACCGTCGATGACCAGAACTGATGTTACCACCACTCCCCGATATCCTTCTTTGTTCTTTACTGCGTAACCGTAATTCTGAACTTCGGATTTATCATTGATTTTGATAACATCAATTTGCTTACTGTTTGGACGTTGCTCTGCAGGACGGTTTTTCAAAGCTTCCATACGAGCTTTACGTTTTGCTTCTTTTTCAGCATCTTTTTCTTTGCCACCTTTCTTCTTGGTGTCTTCTTTTTTCTTAGTTGCCATAATCTTTTAAGTTTTAGTTTTATTTAATAGAACAATAGTTATTTCTTATGATAAAGGTGGGCTATTGCTTTAGCCCAACCTTCATAGCCGGAGAATGAATTACTTTTTTCCTTTTTTGCCTTTACCTTTGGCTTCTTTCTTTGCCGGAAGTTTGAGACCCAATTCCTTGGCAATTGCTTTACGAAGTTTTTCAATGTCGTCTTCATCAAAGTCATCTGGGTCTGTTTCGAGGTCTTTGTCATCGCAAACATCTTCCAGTTCTTCGAAGTCCATTTCTGCAAGAGCTTCACCGGTCAGTTCTTCTTCCTCTTCGTCCTCATCTTCCTCTTCGTCCGAGTCTTCATCATCCTCATCTTCCTCTTCGTCCGAGTCTTCATCATCCTCGTCATCCTCATCAGAGTCCTCATCGTCCTCGTCATCCTCATCAGAGTCCTCATCGTCCTCATCATCAGAATCTTCGTCATCGTCCTCTTCTTCTTCTTCTGAAGCGAAGAATTCTTTTGCTTCTTCGGCAGACAACATAATAGGAGCCGGGATAATTTTTACTGAGCCATCTTCGTAAGTAATGATGATTGCACCATTAATCTCTTTGCGAGATACTTCCTTTAACTCTACCTTTTTGGTTTCTTTTTTCTTAGCCATTTTCGTAAATGTTTAAATGTTAATAATCAATAGTTATATCACTCTGTTATAAGTTTCTTGTATTTTCTTTCGCTTCCCGTAAGATAAGCAAATGCAATATTATATTGTTTTACCCCATCAATTACGGTCTTTAGTTCTTCTTGAGATTCTATCTTTACATCTTCTGTATCGATAACTTCATCCTGGTCATTATAGGTATTAACCTTAAAGGATTTACCCCTGAACGGATTTAATTGCTTATGTACCTTTACTTCCGGTACTGGGTTTTTAGTTTCCATTGCTGTATTTAATTTTAATTATTCCAGGAATACCAACCTTACCAAATACTTCGGTATAGAATTTGTATTTTGGATTTTGCATTGATTTATAGTTATCAGCTAATCTCATAGGAAATACCCAATATTCATTTTCTAGCACCCTGTTTGTCATAATATAGGCATATTTACTTCTCATCCTATATTTGCTTACAGGAGTGAACCCTTGAAATCTTAAAGCTTTTACCAAGAACCTTTCTTTTGGTTGCCATCCCAAATGATTTAAGGATTCATCATAAAAGATATCGAGCATATCCCTTTGTGCTTTGATAAATAGTACTTTCTGTATCGGGATATCTAATTTCTTTCTTAGATACAAGGCCAAGGAACATACCAATGGGGGATATTGCAAAGAAAGAATATTATATTTATGCTTTTCCTCTTGACTCAGCCTGTTGTAAATTCTGTAAGATAGTAGAACGGATTTGTATTCTCTTCTTCCGGATATAGTTGGAAGATATGCCTTCCCGTTGTCCATACAATTTTTGTGAGTACCTTTCATTGAATACCTTCTTTCCTTTTGATTTGAAGACCCGGTGCATTTGAACCATGAACCTTCGTCTTCTGTGTTTATCAATTTTATATTCATCCGGGATAATAAACTTCCTGGCTTTAACTAATCTCCCTTTATACCAGAATTTAGTAGAACCAGAGGTATGTCTTATACCATTCATGTCTTGAAGTATTCTTATCCCTTGCCTAAGTAATTTCCTGCCTGATATGATATGAATATATTGAAGAACATCTACTCCGTACATATAAACCAAAGTCTTTTTTATTTGATACCTTGTGAAATAAGGTATACCGGTTAAGTGTTTCCGATATAAACTTTTTTCGGTAATATATTTGTTGGTTGTATCTGGTCTCCATGTCCATATATAATATCTATCTTCTCGGATTGGTTCCCTACTACTTTCCTTTAGTTTTACCATTGTTCATAGTCCTCCTTGCAGTTCTAAACCAAAGTGTTATTGATTTATCGTTTGCATCTGGGAACTTCTTTTTCATCCTTCTAGTTACTCTTTCTAAATCGTAACCCTTTGCAACTAATGACCATACATAGGATTTCTTAGTTCCCTTGATGAGATTAAATTCATCCCTTTCTCTTGGTGGTTTCTTTTCTCTGGGTTTTTTTATTCCTGGAACCCTTTTGGATTTCCTTTGCCCATCTTCTCCTTCTTCTCCGAGAAACCCAAGCCTTAATTTCGAATTCCTTAAAGGGTCATCCTTTGAATAACCTATGTTCTCCAATTGTTTATCCATCCAATCATCATATTGGTCAATTAATGATTTGTCTGGTTTGTTAGTTGACCTTTCTATATAACCAATTAAATCGAAAACTCCAGCAGCACAGGCATCAGGAAAAGGCATACCCAATACTATGGCTTTTCTTTTTAAATCTCTGTAAGTCATATTCCTCCCGGCTGAACCAAGGAAACTGGCTTTTTCTTTTGAGGGTGCTGGTTTATTCTTTTTGTTCTTTCTCATATCTTTTATTTTAATTTGTTGCAAATATAATACTTTTTATTTATATAGAAATATTTTTCTATATATTTTTATAAAAAGCTGAGGTATCTGATATGCGTTCAGCAGCCGTTGATTTAGGCTTTTTCTTCCTTTTCTTTTTAACCTTATCGGCATTGAAGGCCATATCAAGTTTCTTAATACTGAATTCTATATTATTCACTTGATTATAGTTAACTGCTTTTTCCACGCAGCATCTGTACTCAGGCCAGAAGCGTTGTCCTAATTTTACATCAACTGTTTTAATCATAAACTTGGATACCATGAATCCAAATGTATCTGCATCATCTTTCTTTTCGAATACATACATATAGAATCTACTAAATTCACTAACTACCTCATCTAAAGGTCTTACTGGCATTAATAGATATCCATCTGTATATAATTCTTCTGATATTAAGCATACCCAATATTTCTTCTTACCAGGCTTTACTTTATACCTAAACCTTTCTTTCAGTTTTGTGTGCATCCATTCTGGTACTCGGTTTAAAAGGTATTTAATGTATATCTTATCCTTTTTATTTAACCGCCTTTTAAATGCAGAAGGCTGTTGTAGCATTCTTGGTAGAATCCTAAAGTTATTCCACCTATCGAACTCTAGAATTAACCTCATTGAATCTAAATCCCATGGGTCTTCTGATTCTTTGAGTCTTTTCATATTCCTTTCGATATTACTATTGCTTACCTTTGAGAGTAAGTTAGAAGAGTCTCCAGTATATAGACTTGCTTCTTTCCTTGTTAATCTCTTTTCAATACATCCTTCAATAAAATCACAAAAGCTTCGTTCGCAAGGGCAGTCAGGTCGAAAAATAGAAGTGTGTAACTCGAAAAAATCAGAGAATAATCTGAAGAACTTTTCTGACCTTTCTCTGATTTCTAAATACTTGTAATGTGACAACTTTAAAATTTCACCAGCTTCCCATGAAGATTTGCTTTCGGATAACTGAAGGAATAAAGACTGCCTTTCTATTTCGTTTAAGCAGTCCCAAGCTTTCTTCTGAGCATCATTCATAATTAATTCCTCCTAAAATCCATTATTCTATCTATTGATTCACTTGTTATATCATTTGGGTCATAATCTTGGGAGTTAGCATATAACTTATCTGGGTCATAATTCTGGTACACGCTATAAATTACGTTATCAAATGGTAACCATATTTCCATTTTACCCATTTCCGGATATAAAAGAAGTTGTACCATTTTATTTATGTGGTCTATACCCAATACCGTAGCATCTATTCCTTCATAAGGATAGCCTTTTAGTACTAAATAATCGCCTATCTTAACATTCATCAAATCGTCTACAGAATATTTCTTTCCTTCTTTTGCCATTCTCTTAAACCTTTTAACATCTTTTCTGGTACATGTAGCTACCAATGAGAAATCATCAAAGTCTTCAGAGTTATCTATTCTAGCTTTCTTCTTTCTTTCATGAAGAGTCTCTGTAGACTTTAACCAAGTTCTTATACCTGATATACTTCTCTTCAGTTTGTTTAGAAAAGGTCTAGAGTACGCTAACTCTGTAGGCATCTTGATAAAACCATAATTGAATAAGATTGGTACTTCTTCGAATATCATCTTACCCTTTGCGGTTTTCTTTAAAACGTTTATTGTAGGGATAATGGCACGTACTTTTTTATATCCCTTTTCTTTAAGTTCTTTATTAATGTTCTGATAATACTTTCGTTCTATGTAGAAGATACAATAAGAATAAGGGATACGTTTCATATTATTTCTTTTTAATGATTAACTTAGCTTGCTTATGTACTTGCTTATAATTAACATTCTCCAGAATATCACTTGCAAGAAATACATAAAGATTAACTGAAGTACTGATTGACATACTGGGTTTTTTAGATTGTACCCATATAAAATCTCCCAGAGTACCAGGTCCCCCTTCTACTACAAAGAAAAATTCATTTGCAGGCATAGAGTTATACCTCATACATAATATGGGGAGTTTATTTGCCCTTTTAGCATCCTTACTTGCTTGTTCCCAAAATCTTAGGATATCACAAGTTTTGTTTCCAAGCAGTACATGTTCGAATTTGATATCTTTGTAATTTTTACATTCGATAGATATCTTACATCGATGAGCATGTTTTTCATCAGTACAGGTTAAATCAGAAGTGGCATCCTTATTAGAATGCCAAGCTCCTGAACCTGCCCGATTCCTCTCAAATTTGAACCCAGTCCACTGAGTAAACCAGGCTCCTATTTTTCTTTCAAATCTGTTTCCTTTATTTTTTGAGTTCATAGGTTAATGTCTTGTAGTTATAACATTATAGTAAATTATAACTACTTAGGCCATTGACTTTTTCGACTTGCAGGATTTTCGTATTTGATAGAGGAAGAGAATCTAAATGGGTAATTAAGAATAGGGTTTTATCTGCAAAAGTATGTCTGATTAAAGAGGTTACTACTTCTACATTATCAGAGCTTAATGATTCGAATACCTCATCCAAAAAGGCAAGGTTTATACCCTTAGACATTGTAAGAGATTCGTTCATTGCAAATGCCATTGCCACATTTACCAATTGTTTTTCTCCACCGCTAAGTTCATCATAATCAATAATTTGCCCATCTCTTTCAATTAGAGTAAAAAATTCTTTTCTAGCAGTACCCAGGTCTATATTAAATTCAATCCTAAATCCCAATACTTGAGAATATTTGTCAAGGGTTCTATTTAACATATCCAAAGATGAATCGAATAAGTAAGCCTTGATTCCATTGTTACCGAGAGGGTCATTGATTAACCAGTTGTAATTTTCTAACTCTAACTCTTTATTATGGTAATCTTCATCTACTTTACGAAGAGTTTTTCTAATTTCCTTAAGTTTCTCTTTATATTTAGGAGACATAACCTTAAGTTTCTCTTGTTTGAGTTTTTCCAACTCCTCGTCAATATCAGCAATATCAGAAGCAATATCATCACATTCTTTTTGAAGTCTTTTATACTTCTCATTCGTAGTTCTCAACTCATCCAACCTACCCAGAGCATCTTCATATTCTTCCTGGAGTTTATCTGAGTTTATGATTGCTTTATAGATAATATCTACGCTCTCTTTCGCACGTTTGTAGTGGCCTTTATCTAACTGTATCTTGAGTTTCTTTACAAAATCTGGTAATGATACTCCAGATACTATACGGTTATATTTTATCTTGGATTTAAGAACATCTACATAATCAGTATGTTTCTTAATCTTAACTTTAAGACTCTTTTCTACTTCATCCTTAAGTTGTTGCTGTTTTTTAATGAGTTGCTTAGTTAGGTCTTCCCTCTCTTTCTTTAATTCTCTACGTTCTGACTTTATTTTTTCTTTGAAACCTTTCTCTCTATCACGTAAATCAAAGTAAGCTTCCTTATTTGCTTCAAGTTCTTTCTTTAACAGAGCCGATTGATGTTCTACCTCGTTTGCCTGAGCTAATAGGTTATTTTTATCCTGCATAGCTATACCTTTGGCAATATTAAGAAATTCTAAATCAAATACTTCTTCGAATATCTTCTTTTTATCTGAATTAGATTCTTGTATCAGTCGTTTAATACCCTGACCAAACATAATGGAGTTCATGAATAGAATGTAAGATAAACCAAGCTCTGCATTAATGGCATCTTGGAGTTTATTCTTACCCTTTACATTTACTACCTCATTATCTTTCATAAGAATAAGCCTATCTTTACCTTTAGCTCCATCCTCAAGAACTATATTGCATTTCTGGCATCTGATAATTTTATAGATATGTTCTCCTTTTTGAAAGAATACCTCTACCATTACTCCCTGGTAATCTTTAGGTCTTACCTTTTCCCAGGTAGTTACTTCTGATACTCCTTTTAGGTTTTTACCATATATTGCCCATACCAATGCCGATAAGATAGTTGATTTACCTTTCCCATTTGGTGCCTTGATAAGTATGGTACAACTCGGATTTAAAGGTATATGTAGGTTTTCTATTGAACAGAATCCTACTACGTTCATTGTTGTAAATGTTAACATGATTCAGCTTTTTTAAGTATGTCAATCAGTAGTTCTTTCTTATCTTGCTCAGTTATACCTTTTTCCTTAAGATACTTCCTTGCTAGAGCTTTCTTAGAAAGTTGCTTAGTAATTTTATGGTTAGTATTTACTAAGTTACTAGTTTTCTTAGGTAAAACGGTATAATAATTGCCATCATCCTTAATATCCTCTTCGGATTCTACATCTACGAATTTAGGAAATTGCTTAAGGTGTACGAATTGCATTGATAAGTCTGAATAAATCTTCCAATAGCCTAATTTACAATCTCTATCGGTTCTCCTTTGATGATTAGGAGCTCCTATCATATAAACCTTCTTTGATAGTCTTTGGGGTTTATGTATATGACCACATAATATCAAATCAAACCTATTCAAGATATTTACATTTAGATTTTCTACAGAATCAACTTCTCTACCATCAGTATCCTTTGCTCCTGGATAGTCAGTATGAAGAAGAAGTATGTTCTTTACATTCTTATCTAATTTAAGTTTCTTAAGATATTCACTTAGTCCCACATTATTATCAATATATGGAACCCCATAAATATGGTAATCTCCATAAGAACACCATTTGATTCTTGTTAGATTAACACAACTCATAAAATTCTTATGAAATACAAAAGGCCAACCTTTAGTTATCTTATCAATCCTATTTACGGATTTCAAATCATGATTCCCGTCTATATAAATCATTTTGAATTTTGGGTAATTACTCTCTAACCTATCGAATTGTTCAGCAACAAATATTGCTAAATCTTGGTCAATTGATTCTGGTTTATGAAATAAATCTCCACAGAACAAAGCAGGACATTTGTACTTTTCACATTGACCTGCAATAACGTCAAGGACCTTGATACTATTCAAGGTCCTATTGTTGTTCTCATTGAATTTTGCCCATAGATTTATGTGCAAATCCGAGAATGCTATAAATACTAATTCCTTACTCATGAAGAAAATCAATAATAAGTTTCTTACGAATATCCAAATTAGCTTCTCTTATACAGAGAACTTTAGTTTCACCATACGGGGATTTGATTACTCCTTCTGTTGCACCATATTCCAAAAGTTGATTCTTAAATATATTCTTATATATAGAAGATATTTCCTTAGTTGGTAAGAATCCCCACAAGTTCAATACGTTATCCATTATAGAAGATATTAAGAACTGGAAGTAATTATTCTCTATTCGTTTGCCATTATCTTCCATAACCCATTCCTTTACCATTGCAGTAGTAAAGTCTAATAGAATGAGGTGAGTACATTGCTGATTGAGTAACATCTTGCAAACTTCGAAGAAGTGTTCCATTTCACATTTGGGAACATTCTTGGCTTGTTTATAATAGAAATAAGCAGCTAAATCAAGATAGCTCCTATCTGTAACGAATCTATCTCTGTCTCTAAACATTTTATTTCTCAGATTCATTACCTGAAAGTCTTCCATTAATAAATCCTTTGAATCTCTTTCTAACATCTCTTTATGAGACATATCTTTTGTTTTAGGGATTAAATCTGATACACTACCAGATATAAAATCTAGTACCGGAGGATATTCTGATACATCAAACTTAATCATCCCGGGAACTTCCTTTGCTAAAGTGGTTTTCCCAACTCCACTTGCACCTGCAAACATGATTTTCATTCGGATAACTCTTTAAAAGGTTTAATAAATTCTTTAGTTAGGAACGAAGCAAGAGAATACTCTATGCACAACTTCCTAAATTTATCATAGTTGAAAGTCTTCTTTCTTTTGATAGGCATCTTATCTAATGGTACATTACCTACAAACCAGAATAAGTCAATGAGTTTACGATTTCTATCCCAAGCTTCTTGATACTCCTTGTTTGGCTTAGCTTCCAAATATTTGTAGATTGACTTATATTCGTCTAATATCTTTCTTGCAGTTACTGGACCTATACCCTTAAAACCGGGGATATCGTCAGAAGTATCACCTACCATTGCAAGGTATTCAACTGTCTCATGGGAATGATAACCGAATAACTCCTTACAATTACCAATTCGAATAACTTCGTCTTTTCTTGGATTTAATATTCTAACATTTTTGTTTAGCAATTGATTAAAATCCTTATCTGATGATACCAAGATTACATTATCCGAACGATAAGTATTAATAATTAGGTATGCTAAGAAATCATCTCCCTCATATTGAGTTTTATTCCTTTTATCAAATATATAAGAAATTCTTAGCATACCTAATATCTTCATTATGATTGCCTTTTGTATTTGCAAGGATTCATAATCAACCGATATATTTTTTCTGTGTCCCTTATAGTTAGGCAATAACTTATCCCTTACTGGTGAATGACCATTATCAAAGGTTATAACTACTTCGTTTGGTTCAAACCTTGTAAGATACATGTGAAGTGATTTGAAAAATCCAAATATTGCTCCACTTGGTTTACCGTCTGTGGATTTAAGTTTTTCAAATTTGTGAAAACTTTGGTGCAAAATATTCTCGCCGTCAACTAATAATATTAATTTTTTATTTTTCATATTTATTTTTATATTTAATATAATAATCTGATATTAGTTGATGTCCCAGCCCGGTTATCTCTGATACCTCTTTTCTAGTAAACCCCATACCTATCAACTTAGGTATATATGACCTTTGAATCTCTGTACCTTTGATACATTTACCTTTTAATTTGTTTACCATCCTCCCATCCCTAGAAGCTTGAGACATATTGTCTTTTTGTGTACCCCAATAAAGGTTCTTAACTGAATTATTAGTAGGTACATTATCTTTATGGCAAACATAGGGTAAATTTTCTGGATTAGGTATATAAACTAAAGCCACTAATCTGTGTAATAACCATTTTGTAGTACCTATACCTGGTTGAGATAATCCTACTATATACCTCCCATTCTTATTTAGATGAGGTTGTTTTAAGTGATATCTTTTGTTTAATATACCCTTACCATTAACATCCCACCTTGAATATATTTTACCTCTCTTAGAGATGTGGTATCCTGGATATCCTGGGATATTATCATGAAGTATTTTATTCTGATACTTACCTTCTCCATGAGTATAGATTGGAGAAGTCCAAGACAGACTACCTATCTTATTCTTGGACCTTGTAAATTGTGTTTTCTTACTCATCGTCTTCCTCCTCGTCATCTGACTCGTTAAATGATTCATATTCTACTCCATCTACTGGATATAAATTAGTAGTCAATGCTACTATCTTCTTTCTAGTTGTACCGATAGTATTTATCTCAGCCTTCTTTAATAGTTTACGACGAAGTTCATCATCCTCTTCCAAAAGCTTTTGGAATTTCTCTTCACCTCTTGCAAGAGTTTTTCCTTTGAACTTATATACTCCACCTGAAGATTTTTCTATGATATCATTTTCTACCAATACATCCTCAAGAGCATAGCATCTATCAAAACCTACTTCATGGAACTTAGGATTGAAGTAAACCGGGCACTTACTGATTGTAGGTCTTGGAGGAGCAACTTTATTTTTAATAAGTCGGATTGTGACCAATTTACCAGCTTTCCGTTCTTTACCTTTCTGTTTAACAGTGATAGACTTGCCTGAGTAAAAGGCAGCTCTGATTGAAGCGTAGAACTTAAGTGCTGCACCTCCTGTAGTAGTTGTGTTATCTTTTCCAAATCCGACATTTAAAGCAGTTCTTAATTGGTTAATGTAAATCTGTGTAACTCCTAATCTATAGAATAATTCACTTCTGATACGGAAGTATTTGTAAAGAGCTTTTGCTCTACCTCCCATTTCAGCCTTACCCTCTACCATTTTAGAATCTATGTTATCTGCACAATCCATAGCAGCAATAGAATCTATCACTAAGAGAATCGGTTCATTATTAGTTAATTGAGAACGTAAGTAAATTGCTAAATCTGCTACTGCGTCAGAAATATACTCGATTCGAGTATCTGTTAATACCGTAACTTTTTCTGGGTCTACTCCATTAGCTTCTGCCCAAGAGTTCATCCAAGACTGTTCGGCATCTACCCATATAACATGCCCACCAAGTTGTTGACAAGTATATGCAAAGTTATATGCAATAAGGGATTTACCAGAGGATTCTTCTCCAGCTACTTCAAGTACTTTACCAAATGGTATACCACCACCAAATGTATAGTTGAGAGCAAAAAAAGTAGAGGGTAACCATAAGTTTGATTCTACTGTATCTGAAGCCAATCTCATGATACTACCATATTTCTTTAATATCTCATTTTTTGTTGGTACCTTTAAACCAACCTTAGTTTTCTTTGCCATATTAAATTCCTCTTGATTTTAAAATATTCATTGCCTGATTCAATACGTTTTTCTCTTCATCGGTAAACTTCATGAGACTACCCTTGTCGAATACAAGTTCTACTATGTGATATCCCATGAAGGGTACTTCAGACCTCTCTCCATTGGGTAATTCTACTTTGGCATACATCCATGATAATATCATTTCTGCCATAAGAGGGTCTACCAATTCCAATATTAAAACGGGATGTTCCCAAAATTGATTATTTCTGTATATTCCAGATTCTTTATATTTCTGTTTAACCCTTTCAGAAAAATCCCTCACCTTTGCATAATCAAAGTCTGGCCCAATATCATTAATTTCACAAAATCTTCTTATAATCTTTGACTTATCTTCATCTGATAAGTTTGCCCAATATTCTTTTGATACCATAATGTAATGTATTTAGACTAAAGAAGGTGATAACTGAACGAATCTAATTACCACCCTCGAATGAAACCATATGTTTAACTAACCTTTAAATATCTGATTTGTAACGTTTCTTCTTTTTCTTTTTGGGTTCATCATCCTCCATATAATGGTCTCTGTGAATCCCTTCCTTTTTTGCCTTTTTCTTTGGTTTGTCATCCTCGTCATCGTCTCCTCCATGGTCTTCATTCAAGAACTTAGCAAGAAGTTCTTCCAGTTCATCATATGATTTGATTTGAGAACGAACTATACCTTCCAGGTCTACATTACCTTGGTACTTCTTGTCCAATTTGGTTGGTTTACAAGCCCGAGCAGAATATGTAGTATCAAGCTTACCAGAACCCGAACGAATAATTTTGATATCGTATCCATTTCTTGGGTCTGTCATATCACCAGCTTCATCCTCATCGAGGTATAAGTCGATAATATCTTGATAAACAGAGCGTGGAACTAGAACTCCCTTATCTTTACCCTCGTAATCAAATTTAGTTCCCTTTTCGTCTGCATAGACCGGACCACCAATAACGTATCTTCTTCTTGGTACGAGAGTTTTTGCAAGTTCCTTGTCATCCTCATCCTTTGAGTTTTTCAATTCTTGATATTTTTCCATGAAGGGGCATGGTTCATCAAAAGTAGCCGGAGATATTACTCCTCCCAGATTACCTCCAAGATAGAACTGAACAATTTCTATACCCAATTCCTGGTCATCTCCCGGAGATTTGATTCTCATACGTAAAGTACCTTCTTTAGGAAATACCAAACCATTTCCGTTTCCCTTAGATTCTAGCTGTTTCTTTCTAGCTAGCATCTTTTCCTTTGTAGAAAGTCCATCTGATGAAACTTTCTTCTTTTTCTTTTTGTCAAGTGCCATATTAATCGTTATTATTTGGTTCTGAGTAAATTATCTCATTCATACTCAACACCGTTAAAGTGTTCTTTTCCAAAAGTTGTTGTAAGCCTGGGGTAAGCTTGTCTGTTTCAAATTCCAGTTCCTTACCGGCATACAAACCATAGGTAACTATTCTACCTATTTGCACCAAATCCCGGTAAGTTCTATACTCTTCGGTAATCTCACCGAGTTTAACTATAACTCCCTTACGAGGAACTCCCTCTTTTACCTGTTCCGGGATAATAAGCCCACCTCTAGTTTGGTTTACTTCTTTTGGTGATAAGATAAGAACTCTGTTTTCAGTTGGACATCCTGGTAATTGATTATCAAACTGAGCTGCTACCATAGCAGAAATGAAAGATAGTGAATAATTCATATTCTTAATTCGTTTTTAAAAGTTAGTAATTACTTATAGTTATTATTGTTGCTTCCTCATGTTGGCATTAATAGTCCTCAAGATATTCTCTCTAGACTCATAAGCTCTACATATTGTAATATACTTGTTAGCCTTTTCTACTGCTTTCAAATATCGTTGATATATCGATTTATATTTTGGGGATATGTTAGCCTTATGAGCAACGTAATCATTATTGAATCTTTCATTAGATTCTTTAATAAATATCCAAGCAGCAGAATAAGCTTCATCCTTTTCCCTTGCTAGAGCATCTCTTTCTTTAATATACTTATCTCTTAAAGAACAAAGTATATAATAACTAGTAGGAGATTCCCTTAACTGAGAATTAATGATATTTTCATTAATGGATAATTCCTTAGCAATATCTATGGTTATGATATTACCTTCGAATTTAACCTTTAGTTTCTTCAGTTCCGTCTTCATGTACTTTCAATAAATTCTTAAAATCTTCTTTTGAATATTTACCTTCTTGAATTGCTTTAGATACCTGAGCAAATGCGCAATGATATGCAATATCTAAACCAGACAAATGAAGAATAGATTCATACTTACCAATTATATCGATTAAAGCCTTGAATCTTAGGTCGCATAGATTATCTGTCCCTCCTCTATCTACTAAAGTCATAAACAAAGCCCAATAAATATGGGTAGCATCTTCATAAGCTAACCTTGCATCTTCATCCTTCATTACTCCAAAGGCTAAATCCTCTAATAACTTTAGATTCGATTGAAGTTGCTCTATCTGAGACCTTACTCTATTGAATACCATCTTATCTCTACCGACTAATTTCAGATTACATTGGTCTAATTGATGATTGAGGTTTTGAATAGAGAACTCTAAGCAGGCCGATATCATATAGGTTAATGATGATAGCCTATTTGTATTCATTATTTGTTCTTCAGTTGCCATAGTTTATAATATTTTATTATTTATGTTGTCATAGTATCCTCTTTCTTCACTTCTGTATGTGATTTTGGATTTTCTTTATGATGAAGATACCTATTACAACCTGGGCACTTAACTAATTTACAATCAGCAAAAGTGGATGAATCTACTTCTGAGTAGTCATATTCAAATTCACAATCACAGTATGGGCATTTAGCTCGGTAAATCGTGGGTCCGTTCAAAATCTTTTTCATAAGCCTTCATTTGTTTATTAAATCTCTCTTTAAATTGCTTAATATGGATATGTTTATATTTCTTATGTTCAGCCATATATTCCTCTACTGAGAAATCGGGTTGTAACATCTTATTATAATCATACCCAGGGATAAAGGGTAATTCCTCTGCCATAGTTCTACCAATGGTAAAGTCCATGTCCATATCAACATCATCAACTTGAAATCCGAAATACCTTTTCGTACTTGGGTTACGTAGGATATTCCAGATTGTATATACAGTCCAGGTGTTAATATCTTGAGGTTTAGAATACATATATACAGCATCATGTACTGTACAAGCTTCTTTCATCATGGGTAATTTACCTTGTCTCATTAACCAATAAACAAGGATAGCTCCAAAATTTGTCATATTTGCTGCAGCACCTTGACAGGGGAAGTTAAGACCTAAACGAATTGCATAAGCAACTTCTTGCTTGTCATTTGAATATATTTGTGGGAGTCTTCGTTTAGTACCAAATAACTGTGTGTAATACCCATGCTTACGAAGGAGTTTCTCTTGTTTCTCTTTAAACTTCCTAATCTTAGGATGTTGACCAAAGAATACTTCCATTTCCTTTGCTGCTTCTTCTGGTGTAACTATAATACCTGCTTTTGGGTCAGATAATTTAACTGCTAGCAATTTATTACCAATTCCATAAATAAGTCCAAATGCAATCTGTTTAGCTTGCTTTCTCCTTACCTTCCATAACTTATAATCGGGATGTGTTTCATCTTCATAAGCTTTACTTGCTTCTTCGATTGATACACCGTATTTTGCTGCTGCTATACCAAGATGAGGGTCTACTCCCTTGGCAAATGCTTCCAAATAAGTTTCGTCTCCAGATAGATGAGCCATCATTCTTAATTCTGCTTGAGAATAGTCGAATGCCATATATAAATAACCCGGAGGAGCAACTAATTGTTTCTTAATATTTGGGTCTACAGATGTCTTTGGTATTTGCTGCATATTTGGGTCAGCAGAACTGAATCGATTAGAATCTGTTCCATGTATATTATACCTACCATGTAATCGAGAATCATCTTGGACTTTTTCATGCCAACCCTCAATATAGGTAGTATACATTTTCTGTAAACCTCTTAATTCAAGTAGCTTATCAAGGAATATTGCTTTTGGAGATTCTGGGTCTTTTACTGTTAACCTTAATTCAACCAAAGTATCTTCATCTGTACTTGGCTTACCAGATTCATTATTTTTAATTACTGGGAATTTAAAACCAGAATCTGAATACATAAGTGCTGGTAAATCAACTGGACTACCAAGATTGATAGGTCTAATTAAATCCTGCTCCTTCTTGGTAGTAAATACTCCTGCACGAATATTAGATATCTTCTGTTCCCTTGAATCAATCTTACGTTTATCTTTTGGGTCATTATAATCTAATTCTTCAAGTTCAGCCTCAATAGATTCGATATATTTCTCAACCTTTTGCTGATTGAATTTCTTTACAAACTTCTTTACCCTTGGTAAATCATATATTGCTTGTCTAGCAGCATCAATCTTCGGTTTATATTCCTCAAGTAATTTCTGGTTGAAATCTCTATCAAGGTATAATCCCTCTTTCTCTACGGAGGTTAATACCCGGGAATTACACATAAATAAATTACGGAATACAGAATACATCTTTAAATCAATTAACTTCTTCTCAAAGAATATCATTAATCGTAATGTAAAGTCTGTATCTTGACAACCATATTTACATAATGGGTCTAATTCTTTTTTATCCCAGGGTATCTTATCGAATTTATCTTGCTTTTCGTAATCACCATATTCGGGTAGATACCTTCTAACCATATCCTTTAACCCGTGAGGTTTTTCTTCATTGAGAACATATTTTGCAAGCATACCATCTAAGCATGTACCTCTATAATAGATATGATACTTTTGATTAATCTGGTCATCAAATTTCCAGTTCCATGCAACTTTTACAATATCATAATTCTCAATAACCTCTTCCCCAAATTTCCTTAACATCTTCTTCCAGTTCCATCCGGGAGAAGTATATTCTTTAGTTTGGAAATGGTCTAAGAGAATAGAAGCACCAAATCCTGGCATCCAAGATACCGAGAGAATAGTTGGCTTGAAACTTTTGTTATAGATTGGTTCAGCATTAGTTTCGTAGTCACAGCAAGCATAACCCGTTGCTTTGCAACAAGCAATAAGTTTCTTAAGTTCTCTTTTATTCTTAATTATCTTATATCTCGTTTCCATGTTAATAAATAGAAAGAGGGATGTATCTACTACATGTAGTAGATACATCCCTCTAATATTAGAATGAGTCCTGTAAATCTTCAAGATTGGTATTTAGGTATTTCCAATCTTTCTTATAAGAATGAAGAGAATCAATGGTGTGGTATAAATAACCGGGTTTAACTCCCACCTCTTGAGCTACATATTCCATAAGTCTCCATGCAAGGTATACATCATTACCAAAGTGAGTAACAAAATCCGAACTTCTTTGATGATAGCAAATATGTAATACCTTCTCTCCTTTACCGTTTTGACGGATAAGGAAATCGTAATACATAGAGCAAGGAATACGTCGACTTCCATCAAGGAAACATAAATCTGAACCATGAAATATTGGGAGTATTGCTTTACGAGTATCATTATCCCTTTTAAGAAGATTAATTACTTCTTCTAAAGCTAACTTACCAGTATCACTTAAATCATTCCAAATCCTTTCTGGATAAGTATAATCAAACTTTTTACCATTTGGACCCTCAACTAAGAATTGTTCCCATAAGTCTTTCCTTAACTCCCAAGCTGTACCGGGATTTAAACCATACCAACAAAGCCTTTCTCCTAACTCTGCATCTGCCCATTCTCTTGAATGTGAAAATACAAATAACCATACTGAGTCTCCGAGTGAAGTCAAGCAATATTGTTGGCAAATGAGTTCCTTTGTTTCAAATTCCTCTTTACCTTCAATGACTTTATTCTGATAGGTCTTTGGTTTTACAGTTTGACCATAACTGTTGAGTTCTCTGCCAAGTTCTGACATTAACTCAAAAGAATTACTGTAGATTCTCATTTTTCTGTTTTTTTAAAAGTTTCTTCTTATATGCTTTACGTTGAGAATAGGATATCACATTTTCTGGATATTCTATATCTTCATATTCTAATAGCAAGTCCTTTGCTAACAAAGCTTGGTATTCGTATAAGTCCGGACGAAGTACTTTAAAACTCCTGAAGAATACCTTAAATGAAGACCATTCTTTCTCTGTACCCTTTTGGATTTTCTTATAAACCTCTTTAACTCTTTTAGTCCAAGGATTATCTATACCCTTGATTACTTTCTTTAAAGGTTTATAAGCTGAGTACATTAAGAGTGTCTCTACATTCCCATACATTTGAGTCGCAAATAGGTTGATTTGTACTGACTGGTCCGGCCCATACACATATTCGGCCATCCGTTGAATTAATAGGAAGTCGAATATTAACCTCTTTGTAATCTCTGATGCTCTGATTACCATTGTAATAACTGGGATGTCCTCTTGAAATCTCTTCGAAAAAGTTGCAGCAATTAAACATTGTTTACCGTTATCATGATGATTATTAAACATATATGTAACATTATAATTCTGATTATACTTGTTCTTCAGGATTCTTAATTTGCTACGTAAGAGGTCTAACTTATTAAAATCAATATAATTATTCAATAAGCTCGTCCACTTAGTTTCTTTGTAATTAAAACACCTGCCATAATCAAAATCTGGGTCTACCCATGCTTTACGTATTTTTATAAACACATTGTATGCTACTGCAACTCCACTGTTTGCAGTAGCACCTTTATCAAAAAGAACGGGGTCTAATCTTAAGAAAGCCTCGTTCAATTTCTCCCATGCCTCTTGTGAAGTAGCAAACTCCAAAGAGTGGAGGGTCTCCTCCGTATTCGATTGAAGACCCTCTAATTTTCTATTCCATCCTCCCATATTAGTAATTGCTAGCCTGCCTCCATAAATTGAGACGTTGTTTCTTAAAGAATAACCTATAGATTGATTCATCTGAAAATCCTTGTAATCCCAAGAATCCCATATATAGGTAGAAAGCTTTTACCAAAGAATACTGAAAATCTAATTCCTTAGTCATTACCTGGGTTTGTTTCCAAGGTCTACACTTAAGAAGATTCCTTGCAATATTCAATTCATATACTACATTGAATAATAATACCTTCTCTTCTTCGTGAGATGCTTCACTTAAGGTATTAAACCCAGGAGTATAATCTTTTACTGATTCATGGTCTTCATCAATCATATTAAACCGATTAACTAAACCAATACTACCTTCGGTAACCATGGCTATACCCAGTGTAATTACGTCCTTCAATTCCTTTACTTTGAAGTCAGAGTAATCGACTACGTAAGACGTCCCCCAGGAGAAGATATCTTCTGGTAGTATATTTGCAAAGTGGAACAAAGTGAATAGGAATCCCAGAGCATCTCCCTGTTCTTCATTGGCATTCTGCAAATGGTTGAGTACCTGAGTATATTCATCCTCTGTTAACTGGTCAATATTCCATCCCCACTTGTGGCATATCTTTACTACCTCAGAGGTAGATTCATAACCCTCCATTAGTTCTTCGATAACCCGGGCAATAAAATCCTTAAGAACTACCTGATTTTGGTGATTATTGATATCAACCGGGTAATCGGGTAGCTTTTCTATTTGCCGGTAGCCGTCTAATTGTTCTAACGAAAGAGAATACATTGATTGTAAATACGTACCCACTTCTAAAGAAGGTACGATTTCCTTGATATTACGTATGTCCATTACTTACTTCCTGTTGAATTAAATCCACCTTCACCTCTTGTTCCCCACATTTGAGATTCAGAATGAAATTCTTCTGATTGAATCTCCTCGAGTTCTGTGAGATAGATTGGTACATGAATAAATTGGGTTGCTTTCTCATCCACCTTTAGAGTCTGTATTACTCGACTGAGATTGATTATACCAATATGAATCTCTCCTACATAAGGAGAATCTACAATCTCTGCAGTATACAGAAGACCTTTTTTAGAAGCAAGCCCAGACTTATTAGCTGCCATGAGCATAGACTCTTGAGGTTCGATAAGAGGTTTAATACCTGATGGGATAAGAATTCTCCCTCCCGGGTAGATTTGAATATCAGTTACGAAGTTGGTAGTTGTATTTACTCCCAATACAAAATCTGGGGTAAAATTATTTGGAGACTGGTTTGCCCCGATTTGAATCAATTGTTGAGGGTCCAAGTTTCTTGGGATATAGAAATCCAAACCTGCATCACCTGCATTACCTCTCGATGGAGTCTTTACGTCTCTTACTTTAATAAATCTGAATCTGTTCATAATATATTACATTGTTTTAAAAGTTGTCCAAAGGTTAATCCTCTTTGAGGAGTTACTCCGAGTGAATGACAGAATCTTTCTACGTCATATTCACCCTGCATAAACAAATCAGCAAGAACATCATCTTGCCGTACATAATAATTTGGGTTGTTAAGATATAACTTAAACATTGCCCATATCATTCTTAACTTATTGACCTTTCCCATTGCATTCTCTATAAAGTTCTCTAATACGTTTCTTAGGTACTTCGAATTTCTCAACTGTCTTTGAGATAATTTCTTTTCTGTCTTTACCTTTCCGAATCAAGCCTCGGATGTATTTCTTGATACCAACCGTGTCTTCTAATACATCCAAATCTTTGTATTGATTCTTCTGTTCTAATTCTTTTCTTGTAATGTTCAAGTTCTGGGACATCTTGAACGCACATAGTTCTGAGTCTCCGCATAATTTACACTCTTTAGTGGATAAATCATACCCAATACCAAAGCATGGGTCTCCATTACTTCCCAACTGAGAGATATCCAAGGGTGTTAGGATATCCTGCTTGGTTAAGTCAGGAAGCATTTGTTTTTTCTTTGCCATAATTAATCATCTATTTTTTTTTCTGTTAGTCTTATGACTGAATCTCCAATCTTCAATTCCGACTCATACAGTGGTAAGTAGGAATGTCCAATTGCATTAATAAATAGTTTCCTGATATCACCCAAGTGTTGTGAGTAACGAGAATCAGTATAAGTTAGTACTCTAACCTGTAGCCCTGAACAGAAAGATAAATCAAAATATACCTTATATTCATTAGCCATTACCTGGATTGATTGTATATCTGATATCCATACCAGGGTAGTACAGTTAAAAACATGGAGAGGAGTTTGTTCCTCTCCGATTATCTTATCAATGAATTTCTTATATAACTTAGTAATCATAACTTTTGAGTGTTACATTTTGATATTTACAATGAGGACAAGTCCAATCCTTAGTATGCCAAGGACCTCTTAAATCCTTTATATCGCTTTCCTTGAATTTCTTCTTGCAATGATGACATTTGTATTTATATACATCGTAATCATACTGAGATGAATAGAGATAAAGTATTCCGATTATCACTCCCAGTACTGTTAGTATTAGTAGTAAGTATTCCATATCTTTTAATTTAATGATTAATAATGCCCTATGTCCCTCTATTAGATTAATTACTTCCTCCTACCGGAAAAAGTAATTATCCATAGTACTTAATAGAACAGATTAAGTAAGGTATTCTCATAAAGAATGAATAGGATGTTTCTTCCATATCTTCTCTAACAGAATAACTTTTAATTCTTGTTTTTGATAATACTGCTTCCTATGTTTACCATGCCTATTAAGATAAGGACCTGGATAATGTAAGTCATCAAGGTAAACCTTTTTCTTTGAGGAATCAGTTCTAACCAAACGACCAAGGAACTGAATAGATTTTTCTTGGCTATCCATACTGGCAGCATTAAGTAAATACCTAAGCTTAGGAAAGTTTTTACCTCGAGCAATGATTGTGGTTGATACTAAGATATCAATCTTACCTTCCCTAAAATCCTTCATTATTTGTTGTCTTATCTTTGAAGGAGTATCTACATGCACACAGGCAATATTATATTTGCTTCCTAGTTTCTTTTTAAAGTATTTGCATAAATTCTCACAGTGTGCAATAAATTTACATACTACGAGTGCAGGATATCTATCTTGTTTAAGATTCCATTTAAGTCGAGAATAAACCATTCTCTTTGCATACTTATTGAAGGTAATAGAATCATCATATACTTCTTTATAAGATACTTCTTCTGATTCCCAATTACCATACCAGGGTTTACTTGGTACCATCTTTACAATTGTACGAGTTGAATAACCTTTCTTAATAGAATCCTTAAGTTTAAACTCCGCAAGTACTTTACCAAAAAATACCTCAAGATTCATATTCTTTACTTTATCCTTGGCAAGCTTACTCATATAAATGGTACCAGATAATCCTATACGAACTCTGGTATTAAATAAACGAGTAAGTACATTTTGATATTGCTTACTACCTGCTTGGTCAGCCTCATCTACCAAAACCATATCTACCTTTGCCAATTCATTTTGATAGAATCTCATGTTACGAGAAATAGATTGAACCATACCAATGGTAAAATTACTCCAATTTAATACTTTACCTTGAACAAATGTAATCTGTTCTCCTGGTAGGTATTTCTTAAATTCATCTCTAGCTTGATTCAACCAGTCAGAGTCATTAGTTATTAGCAAAGTCTTTAACTGCTTCTTATAGGATAAATAAAGAGACGACATGATAAGAGTTTTACCTGCATTAACGGTGTAATCTAAAACCCCAATTTGAAAAGGTACTTTACCTACCTTATTATTGATTACTGCTTTAACAGCCTTCTCTTGTTCTGGTCTTAATTTATATTCTCCTATCTTCGTAACAACTTTACTGACTTTAGGTAAAGGTTGTCGCATATCTACAACTTTAGGTTTAATTCCGTACTCAGTACACTTTTCATATACTGCTGGAAGTAAACCTATTTTAAATTCACCATGCTTGTTAATGTAATGAATCTTGCCGTCCCAGTTCTGCATACCTCTTTGCCTTGTACGTAAGTAGAAAGCATTTGGATGACGAATGGCAAACTCTGCATAGAGTTTCTGTGCGAACTTAAGAGGTAAGTCCAGTTCGCACATATTCCCATTCTGTATGATTATCCTAC